CAAAATCACTGCCAAAATCAATATCTTTGACAATTAAAGATGATTCAGTAATAAAACCCAACACTACTTCTGCAGAAGCCTCGTCTCCTACAGGGAATAATTTTTTAATAACCTTCGGAGAATAACCCTCTTCAAAGAAGACCATTAATATAACTTCTGGAGGTATATAGTCCAAAGAAAAACTATCCCTTGAAACTCTTTCCGCTTCTTGCAGGAGTTTTCTAACCTCTGTTTTTAAAAATTTCTTCGTATACTTATTCTTTCTCTTTTTACTTAAAACCTTGCGAGACTCTTTTAAAAGATCTATTGGATCAACATCCACCTTCTTGAAAATAGAAGAGCAAGACTCACTTAAGTCATTGAGAAAACAGTGAAAAAACAAGTCTGTATCCGCTCCATTCCTATACAAAACATCACACAACTCTTCTGTCGTTTTGATGACACCCTCTATATGTGGGGTAAAAGGAAGATTAGTCATTTTTTACCTCCTTCAGTTTCATATATATATCCGTATTAATTGAATTGATCTTATCCACAAAGTAAGCGTCACTACTTCTTGAACCATTTATAACAATAACTTGATTTTTGGCAATCTTTTCCCCACTTCCAAGAAAATTAGAAAGTTTCTGTTCCCTGCTATTATCCATAAATAAAAAATTCTTTGTCGCAGTGTTATCGCAAATTGTTAGTATCATATATTTATTATCATTGGATGATACTCTAACAAAGAAATCTTTTACCTCCCCCACTACTTGAAAAGTCTCTCTTTCACTAAAAAACTCTAACTCTTTTATATCAACCAAAGAGGAAAACCTATCTATGAAGCAGTCACGTAGATTATGAGAATAACTATATCCTAGTAGGGTCGTTTCGTACCTCCAGTTTGAAAACATTTCATGCTTCCTATTCTGATTGTATATTTTCTTATAACCTGCGTATTTTTTCTCAAATGTCGTGAAACGTTTATCTTTCATTATCGGACGATTGTCATCCGCCAAGGTCTGACTCTTAACAACCTCTGATATAGCATCTAAGATATCATAACCAAATCTTTCCCCCATCTTCACAAAGTTCCTCTTCTCTCTATCTGTTAATAGATTGAATGATTGAGCTTCCAAAACTAAGCGAGTCCTATTTGTTCCCGTATCATCCATTGTCCCAGCTTGTACAAGAGCCGCTAAAACAGAAATATTGATCCCACACTGCTTCGCTGCAAGAAAAACTTCATATTTATTATGAAATTTTTTCCCTCTGAAATCTATTAGGCTTTGTATGGATTTTAAAGAAATACCTTTAATACTATTTAATCCATACCTAATGTCTTTACCCTCAATTTTAAAATTAAAATCGGATTTAAACAAACAAGGAGGTAGCATTTTGATACCAAAGTCTGCTAATTCTTCATTTACCCCAGATATTACTTCTAGTGGCTCTGGATCAAATTCAGAACACTCCAAGATTGAAAGGAAGAATTCCTGAGGATAAGTGTGTTTAAGATAAACTGTCTTAGCTGCTAAGTCGGCATAAGCAAAGCTATGAGACTTGTTAAAAGAGTAATGAGACGCTGCAACCAGAGAATTCCAATAGAAGTCAGCTATTTCTTCAGTTAAACTTTTTGATTCGGCTGCATCATAAATTCTATCCTTCCACTTCGGCATTTCATCCACCTTTTTCTTTCCCACTATCCTTCTGAGAACCTCCGCTTCTTCAAGACTTAATCCAAAAACATTGTGGGCAATTTGCATCAATTGCTCTTGATACAAGATAACATTTTTTGACCAAGATAAAATATCATCTAGCTCTGGATTTAAGTTTAATTCTGTAGGGTGGTCTTTCTGGTTCTTGTAAGAATCTACAAACTGTAGGGCTGCTGGTCTAGCAAGAGCGACAACATCTGAAAGCTCATTAATATCTACAGGTTTAACTTTTTTACAAACTTTAAAGTTGGTCTCAGCTGAAATCTGGAACAATCCCATTGGGTGCTTGAAGTCTTGTAGTATATCGTAAATTAATTTATCATTTGGATCAATATCCTCAAGGTCTACCTCTACTTTATCACATGTCTTGTGAGCAATAGTCAGTGTCCTTAGACCTAGAATATCAAACTTAACCATTAGATCTGCTACGTCATTCATGTCGTATCCAGTAATTAGATCTCCGTCCTTAGTTCTTTGGAGAGGGACCATATCCTCAATTTTCTTAGAACAAATAGCAATCCCAGAGGGATGAACCCCAGAGTTCTTAGGTAAACCCTCTACCTTCAAAGCATTTTCAAATGTTTTCTTGTGACTCTTAACCCAAGATTTAAAACTTTCCCCCTCCTCTCTCGCCTGATTCAAAGAAAAAACTTTTCCATGAATTTTAGGTATCATATCCGAAACTCTATTAGCTTCAATCTCTTTCGCTCCATCAAAGTATTTAGTGGCCTCTCTAATACAGAGCTTGGAGCTAAAAGTATTAAAGGTAAGTATTTTCGCTGTCCTGCCCTCGTGTTTCCTCTCGATATATTCTATGACCTTATGCCTTTGATCATAAGAGATATCAGAATCAACATCTGGGAGGAGGCTCCCAACAAGAAATTTATTACCCCTTTTGTCTTCAACCTTCTTTGCTCTTGATTTAGACACGAATCGCTCAAAAAAAAGATTATTAGGTATGGGGTCAATATTAGTAACTCCTAGCAAATATAAAACAAGAGAACCTGCAGCAGAACCTCGACCAGCACCAGTGGGAATATCATTGTCATGGCAGAAATTAAGGACATCCCAGTTGAGTAAGATGTAATCTGTAAAATCCAAATCTACCAGAGTCTCTAACTCTTGTTGTGTTCTAGAAAAATAAACTTCTTTATTTTCGTACCGTACAATACCACGATCTTTTAATCCCTTCCTTGCAAGCTCATATAGGATCTCCTTATTCGTGCTATCTAAATCCAGACCTAGCTCGTTTAACTTTGATTCGTTAACAACTGTTTTCGGAAGCTCAACTCCAGCTGGCTCGCAATCATCATATGGTGTGAAATCTTCAAACATTATAAATTCATATGTTTCTTTAATTTTAAGAAAATTTCATAACACTTCTTGATATCATACATGGCATTATGAAGCTTTTCCTCCTCAAACTCTATACCGAAAAATTTCAATAGCTGATTTTGTGAGACCTTAGCCTTAAGGCTTCGGTCATTAATAATCTTGTATTGCCAACTCAACATGTCACTCTTCGGCTTATCTAACTCTTCTCTATATGCTTTACCTAAAGCTCTTGTATCATAGATTCTAGGTAAATAAGAGTAATCAGGCTCTTGACTTAACATCCTCTGTAAGAGAGCCACCATATAAACATCAAAGCCAAGTAAGTTTTGTCCAACCACAATATATTGGGGGTCAAATAAGTAGCTTTCAAATTTAGACCAAACCTCTGAAAGCGATCTGGATTTTTTATTATAATGATCCCAGTTGAACCCCGTCATTTCTTTTACAACCTTCGGGATGTTAAGCTCTTTATGAGAGATGAATTCATCATGCTCTTCTAAAACTTTGTTGCCTTGGCAAATTATCCAAGACAGCTGCCAAGGTTTAGAGGAATGTAAATTTAAACCTTCGGTTTCTGTATCAAAGACTAGATATTTTTGGTTACTTGGCAACATGTTCTAAAAAGGATTCGTATGAAAATTCATTGGAGCAAAAGTCGTCCAATCTTGGGTTACTGTAAGTCGGTACTCTGCCTTGTTTTCTACTGCAAACAGCTTTGTACATTTGGAATGCCTCAAAGTCTTCTTTGTCTCTGTAATAAATACTTTTCGCCTTCTCTGTTTTGACCTGAAGCTTCTTTAAAGCAGCACTAATTTGAAAATCAAATGGATGCTGGTTTGACTCTTCTATGTAAAAATGATCATAATTACTTAAGGAAAGTTCGCAAAGACCAAAGTGAAAAATATTATTGTAGACATAAGAGTCATAAAACGGGACTCCGATACTAACATCATCAAGCTCTGCGTCCCCCAACTCAGATAAATGTAAACAGTCTCCTTCACTAGTAAAGCACTTAGTATATAATTTCCTCACAACTGAGACTCCCTTGTTATTCTTTGGGAAAAACACTAGTTTGCTAGGTCTTTCAGACAGGTTTGATTGTACCACAGGTAATCTAACTCCATAAATCATGGGTATGCCGATTTCTAAGAAAGCTTTATTCACGACTCTAAACCCGTAGAAGTTATCCTCTACCAGAATCATTTTATTTATGTCTCCTGATTGAGCAATCTCTACTAGATCCTCTACTCTTAAGAGAGATCTTCCTATGCTGAAGTTACTTTTGAATAACGGTATCACTCTTGTAAATTACAAAAGTTCTACTCGCTTGTCAAATGAAAAAGCAGGGCATCCTGCATATTTTAACTTTTTAATTTTGAGTCCTTCTCTAAGACGATCTTGTAAGTCTTCCTTATTGTCAGATGAAGCAATAAATTTCCCTTCACCATCCTCTAGATGATAATAATCTCTCGCGAACTTAAATGGACAATACCACATTGGATTACCATCCTTTTTCAGTTGGCCAGCAAAATCAGCTCTACCACAAACGATTCTACCCGCAAACCCTTCTTCTTTTTTAGGATATCCTTTCTCCCAAGCTAACCCACTTTTTCCAACTTTTTCACTAAAATTATTTATAACCTGTTGGACCTCAGTTAAAAAATACTCAAAGCCTTCTAAATCTAATTCCTCTAACGGCTCCATCTCTAAAAGACCTTCTCCGTTTAAATCAAATTTAAGGAATAAAAATTCCATTCGTCTCTTCAAATATTCTGGGTAAAGATACTTAACTGCAAGACAATACATATAATCCTGCATATTATCAGAATATTCTTTTCCCTCAAAAATGCTTTTTGAAGTTTTGAAATCTCGTATAACAGCGGTCTTTTTACGTTTAAATAAAAACAACTTGTCTATAAACCCTAGTATCCTATAATTTTTGTCGCCATCATTTACCTTGATATCAAAATCTTTTTCTGAAATAGACTCAGTCGGCTTACTATCCGTATCTCCAAAAAAATCATAATTTAAACCCTCAACAGTCATTTTGTTGATAAGGTCCATGTTTTCAAAGTCATCTATCTCGTACTTTTTGGCATAAGCATCGACCATCCTTTTGATTGAAGGGCTGACATTTATATCTTGAGCCTTAAGAATCGCCTTGTAATGCTTCCTATGGCGAGGGTTTCCTAGATTTTCAAATACTGCATGGCATATTGTTCCTCTCAAAGATCCATGATTAGACTTATCAGGGAGTCTCAAGTGGTATTTGCACCAATATTGCCAAGAACATGTCTGTAACGTCTTAATTCGTGACGCTGACAGGGGTTTATTATCAAAAGTCTCCATAATAGAATGAGTTTTTCTTCACTAATTTATTTAGTGATGAGGAAAAACTTTTATTAACTCCTTTTTTATCCATGTCTCTCGCAATCTTTAAAACATGGGACATCGAGTTTTGATGTTGTTTATTATAACACTCAGTCGTGTATTTTTCTATTTGGATTTGATCCATCTCCCCAAAATCATTTTCTTCTGGGGGAATAAAATATACTTTATCAAAGTCTATTGAATCTACTAATTTAAAGACAGACTTAATAGCCCCCTCAAACCCCCTGTTAACAGAAGACGTTTGATCATTATTAAATGATATAAAAATCTTTTTAATAGGTAAGAGGGCCAATCTAGATATAAAAGTCGGAGATATATTAAGGCCAAAAGAAACTAAAACATTTTTTACCCCCTTTTCATAAAGAGATAAGCAGTCTCCTACAGACTCTACAATATGGACTGATTCTTTCTCCATTATAGCATCTCTAACTGAATCTATATTATAATATGGGAATAACCAATTAGAAGACTTCCCCATATGTAACCACTTGGGCCTACTATCTTGTGTTACCTTCCTACCAGAGAAACCATGGATACGTCCGTCTTTTCTAAAAATAGGAAATATAACTCTCTGATACATTTTACCAGACATAGCTAAACCACACTTAAAATCCTCAAGGGTCTCCCTACTAATCCCTTTTTCTAAATAAAAATCGTAATGAGGAACAAGCTTTCTTAATGCCCGTTCTGGATATGTTTTTTCCTCTTTCAAAAGATATTTCTGTTTAATTCTCTCTCCTATACTTACACCATTATCTTTCAGATAATGGTTCACGGCCTTATCATCATTCGTGTTTAAAGTCTTTTTCAGTAGAGCCTCAAACGGCATAAATTGAGACTCCTCGACATAATCTTTCCAGACTCCAGTGTCTTTGTATATTTGAAGAGCTGTAGAATTATCTCCAGATCTGTAAACCGCATTCGTTCTCCAGTATGACCCATGGTCTTTCAGTCGATAACCAAGATTTTCAAGAACCTCTTTGTAGTTCATTACATCGGTATTTGTTCCAAATCATTTTGGCGAACCTCAATTCCTCCCCCATTAGATGAATTTACAATATCTTGCAAGTCTCCACACTCATCAATCCTAAAGTTTTCTAACTTAAGGTTAACAAAGTTTTGCCTCTTCGTCCCATCTGGCATCTCTACAGGATGGATAGCTCGTAAAGCATCTCTTCCTAAATGCCTAGCCTTTAAATTAATAAGCTTATGAGTACCAAAATTAGAACCCTCGTCATGGATCTCTTCTGCCACCTTCCTCCTAAGCAAGAACAAATGTGAACAGAACTGGGTAATTCCATCTGAAAGAGAGACTACGCTCTCATCATCAACAATAGCTCCCGCATTTCTATTATTCGTAATGCCAAGTCTATTAGACTGAACCGAAGTTAACATAGAAACACATGGTTTTCCATCAAAGGATAAATCTCTATGAATTGTCTGTTTAAATTTATGGACTAAATAAGAGACTTGCTGCCAACCATCTACCTTGCCAATACTTCCAAAATCACTCTTGATGTAATCAAAACTAAATATTAAACGGTTTCCTCTTCCTATTTTTGAGAAATAGAACCTCTTTAATAAAGAACACATTTCGTCAGGTGATAACCCTGCGACATTTTCATAATAAAATTCCATGTCCTTTATCTTTCCCCAAGCCGACCTAACTTTCTCGACAACCTCCTCTACACTCCAGTCTTTGTAAGCTGTTGTTCTCCACTTCCCTGTTTGCAAGAGCCATACTGGAATGCCTGTCATAGCGGAGCACTGCCTGAAAATTAATTCATCTTCACTCATCTCTCCATTATCAAAATGGAGAACTGGAACCCCATGCTCTGCAGAAACCTTTGTTGTATAATCCATACAAAAGTTTGTCTTACCAACTCCAGACCTAGCTACAATAACAGAAATATTACCCGCTAGAAGTAGAGATCCATACATCTCATTAACTCTTGGGTGAGGTCCAAGCATTCCGAAATCTTCAACAGGATTATTCCCCCTGTCCTCTACAAGCTCTTCCATCATATCAAACAAATTGACTGGTCCAGCCTCTGTCATTTCAAAATCCTTAATGTTCTGATTATAGATTTGATCTGACTGCTCAACAATATCTCCATATTTAAGATTTGGATCTGCCTTTTTAACAAAATCAGCTACATTTTTACAGCTATTATAAATTTCTCTACGAGCTGTAAACTTTTTCAACTCCCGAACAGAACTTAAAAAGATATTCTCTGTGATCTTGTAGAAGGCAAGTGAATAAATATACTCTGCAACATCGACACTATCGGGGAATGTTGCCTTCAATTGATTAATTCTTTGAACTAAAATCGTTTCATCAATATTCTCTGCATTATTCAATGCGTTCTTAAGTAGCTTAAATATAGATACATTAACCTTTGAATCATCAGAATAAAAATCTCTCTCATTTAAAAAACTAGAGATTTCCTCCCACTTATGCTGGTGTTGAAGAACACCACTTAAAACCTTCTTTTCTAAATCAAATGAATGGATCATATGGAAATATCGTCATCTTTTTTAGTCATTGCTATCTCTATCAACTTGCTAAGAGCCATATCTACACAAGGATTTTCTGTTTTAGTTGTAACTGTTGGACAACCATCTTTATTAACGTAAATTAACATAAACCCTCTATTACCGCCATTCACAGACCCAGTTGAGTCATAAATCTTATCCAACAAAGATTGTGGGATATTGTCAGCAGGATCTTCTTCTTCAAGGTAACTCATTTTAAAAGTTTTATTAAATTCTTTGGGTAGTTTTCTGAGTCCATAATTTCTGATTCTAGAACTCTAATTAATTTTATATTATTAATATCACAAAAATATTCCTTCTTCTCATCCCTGTTTAATTGACGAAGGAAATTCTGCCTTGAATTAGAATGGAAAAATTTGTTATACTTATAGTGTTGATTTCCATCAACCTCAATTGCAATATTGAGTGTTGCATTAAAGAAGTCAAGAGTCATTCTTGTTCCTGCGACAGGAAATTCTTCAAAAACGACATCCGCAAACCAATATGGTTTAATATTATTTTTTACATCTTTCTGTATGCCACTCCTACACTTTGACTCCCAGTCGATCAAATACTTGGTAATATTTTTAATCTTCTTCTCTCTACCATTTGCACACAAGAAAGTCATACTAATTTTTTATTTAAGATATTATCTCTTACAAAATCTGTCAATAAAGACGTTACCTTTTCATCATTTTCCAAAAACTCGTAGAACGCACGACTACCCTGATAAGACTCTTTGAAATCGATTTTTTTGCTAGTAAGGTATCCCTTCAACTCTTCATCAAGCTTAATCCAAGCTCCAGCTTTTTCTAAATAGCCCCACATAAGAAGCATTTCTACAATCTCCCTCTCTATCCAAATAGACTTGCCATCCATGCGTCCATGTTTAATTGGGTAACTAACTACTTGGCCTGTAGATTCATTTGTTGATTTCAAAATAGCGACCTTAGCAAGATGTCCATAAATCTTGTTATCTGGAGTTATCTGTTCATTAGGTTTTTCTAAAATCTTGTCAGACTTGTTCTGCTTCAAAAATTGAAGAATCCAATCTGGATAATGGAGAATAGCATTACCTCCGCTACTGTTTGTTTGGTTATTTGGATCTGCTTTAGCGTATTGACTAACATTAATTGAGCTACGAACTTGAGAAATCATAATACACATATGCCCGAATTTACTCATTCCCAAGCTAACCCGTCTTAAAAAATCAGAACACATCAACGCTCCTCCTGCGACCTTTCTCGCGTCAGAAGAACTTTTTTCTAGATCTTCTTTGCTTATTAGACCGTCCATACTATCGATTACGATACAAAACTTTTCTTGATCATGGTTATTCTTCAATAACCCCCTCAAAAAATCTACCACAGTATCTGTAATATTACACTCCCACACCAAACAAGTTCCAGTTACCCAATCTTCTGGATTGTTAACAAATTTAATTCCAGCTCTATTCCTTATGTCTTCACTGAGGCGACCCTCTGCCATTACGAACAATCCTTTTGAGTTTTTTACTCCCTTCATCATATTATGCATTACATGTAATGCTTCGTTCGTTTTGCCTCCCTCGTTGGCTCCAATGAATCTATGTAAGCCTGAACCCAACCCTCCCCCTAAAACCTTATCAAGAATCATAGATCCGCTAGACACAAGATATTGCTCAGCGGCTTCTTCAAAATTAAGGTGATACTCTTGGTTTGACTTAAAGTATGCTTCTGTATATTCCTTTGAACTATTTAAGTTCTTGCTCTTCTTTTTACTCATTTAAAAAATCTTTTAAGGTTTTCTTCTTCGTCTCTAAGATATCTTCTCCCGCTTTCTCCTTCGTGTCAATAAATTTATCCTTATCTGGAGGCTTATAATAAAATTCCTTATGCTTCTTAAGTAAATACTCCTTGCCCTCTCTAGTTAAAAAGTATTTTATTGTATTTTTAAATAAAAACGGCGGTTTCACCTTCTCTAAAAAATCTAGATCGTTATTAAATTGATTAAAGACTGTCGTTGCTGCATGCATCTCCATGCGCCAATCTGTAGCCTTAGAGCCACCTAACATTCTTTTCACAAAGTCTCTCCGATCTTTAAAAAAAGGTTTCGGAGCCTTCTTCTTGGTAGGCTTAAATATGTAACCACATTCACATGAGCCTGCTCTAGCTCCAACTAGGACACTACATGAAGGACAGGTCTTTTTACCTCTAGGCATGGATTAAACCATACTCAACTTCAAATCATTGTCAACCATTTTTCTTACGAGACCAATAAAGTCTGTTTTAGGCTTCCAACCCAAGTGCCTTCTAGCCTCCGAAGAATCACCCCAAAGAACTTCTACTTCAGCGGGTCGATAGAAATCTGGATTAATTTTCATTAGGGTCCGACCTTCATGTAAATATTTTTCCTCCACACCCTTTCCAACCCACTTGCACTCTTCTACAGCGAAGCCAGCGAAGTTAAACGCTTGTTCTACGAACTCTCTAATAGTATGAGTTTCATTAGAGGATAGAACATATTCCTTAGGCTCTTCTTGGCTCAGCATTAGCCAAATACCTTCTACGAAGTCCTCAGAATCACTCCAATCTCTTTTCGCGTCAATATTCCCCAACTCAAGAGGTTTAAAATCATTTAAAATATACTCTTTTTTAATGCGAGCTACATTCTTTGTGATCTTACGAGTAACAAACTCTTCACCACGACGAGTCCCTTCATGATTAAATAACCAGCCCTGTACAGCAAACAAGTCGTAAGAGTCTCTCCAGACTTTCACCATATGCCTCGCGCTAGCCTTAGAAACCCCATATGGGCTTCTTGGGCGCAGAGGATGAAGTTCTGACTGGGGAGAATATAAAACGTCCCCAAACTCTTCTGAGGAGCCAGCATTATAATAACGACAATTAGGGCAATGCTTCCTTATAGCTTCCAACTGGTATAAAACAGCCATTGTGTTCGTTTCCATGTGATTGACTGGCATCTTCCAGCTAACCCCGACAAAAGAATTAGCAGCAAAGTTAATAAAATAATCTGGCTTCTCTTCTGAAATCACAAGATCTGTATTTGCTTGGTCTGCAACATCAAGATCAATTAATTTAAATCTAGGATTATCCTTAAGATGAGAAATATTCTCATGGTTTTTGACACTAAGGCGGCGGACTCCCGCAATAATAGTATGTTCCGTATTCTCCAAAAGATAGTCTGTCATGAAACTACCGTCTTGACCTGTAACTCCTGTAATTATTACTTTTTTCATTTAAATATTATTTAATTTAGAAACCAGTTTTTCAATTTTTGTTTCTCTTAAATTATGGAAAAGGCCCACGTAAAAGCCATTGTGATGTAGATTAATCGAGTTGACATAGTCAATTCCATCTTGGAAAAACTCTTTATAGCAAGTTTGATAGCCTAAAAATCCAGATATAATAGGTCTGTATTCTATATCTAGATCTTCACATATACTCAATGCTTTCTTTTTTTTATTACCTTTACATATAATAGGCAGACAAAATGGAACATGTTCTCCGTCTTCTAATTCAGAAGGTAAGTAAAATTTACTTAAGTCTAGCTTTGATTTAAATACATTATACAATTTCTTTCTAGATTCCGTGTATTTCTGCACTCTTTTCAGATCGAGCATACCAACAAAAGCATTGAAATCTGAGTTTCTAAAATTATTACCGAGAGTATGGAAATCAAAAAGACTGTCCACTAATTTGTTCTCATAGCTAGAGGTATCTATATTGTAAGCCTTTAAACTCCTAACCATGCCATGATTTCTGTTGATTAGATAATATTCATATTCCTTTTTTGAATTAGTGAATATAAAGCCACCCTCAATAGATTGTATTTGATGACCAAAGTAAGTTGAGGTTGTAGACGTAAAAAACGAAGATACATTTCTGTTATTATAAGTGCCAAATGTATTTTCACAATTATCAAAATTTATATTTACTCCATATTTTCTTTGCAACCTCTGATATTCGCTCATTTTCGGCGTAAATCCAATCAGTGAAGTTGGGAAAACACAAGCTATTCTGTCTTTATTCTCGATAATGAAATCTTCCAGTTTAGATAAATCCATAGAAAAATCAGACAAGCACACATCAATAAATTTAGGATTGAACCCCGCTTTAATCCAAGGAGAACAAGATGTCTGCCAAGTAGTTGAGGGTAATACTATAATATCCCTATCTTTACAAATAGATTTTTGATAATCTGCCAAAAGAGAATTGGCAGTAGACCCGCTTGAAACATAAACAGAATATTTGCACCCTACATAATCTGCCATTTTGGATTCAAACTCTTTAACTCTATCTCCTTGAGTCCATCTATTAGCAGGATTCAATATAAATTTGCAGATCTTGAGCCGATCTAAAAAAGAAAAATTATTAATATTTAAAGGCCAATTCATAATTTATTATATTGTTCTATTATATTTCTAGCTATAGATACTTTGCTAAACCTATTCTTATATTCATCACTAAATTTATCTACAAAATCTTTACAATTTTTGTTCCATATTGGATCATTTATTAATTTAGCTATCTTGTCTGAGCAAGCAGGAACAGAGATACCTGACCAAAATTCTTCACTTGTTGGGTCGTCATCGCAAACAATTATTTTTGTTCGTGCTACAACTGATTCCAAAGCTGGTAAACCGACTGATTTAAATGCAGAAGGAAAAAATATATATTCTACAGAGTTGTAAAGAATATTTAAAATTTCATCACTAACTATACCATAATAATTTCCAAACCTTGGATTTTCTGAACCCACTACAGCCAAAGATTGAGCAGTATCTCCTGACTTTATAATAGTATCTGAAACAATATTGAATCTTTTATTTGGATCGTTGGCCCTGCCCACATAAAGATATTTGTAATTATCTCCATTTTGATTTTTTATTTTATCATTATCATCTATATCTAGATATGAAACTTCTTTAATTGGATTATAAATAACTTCACTCTGTAGGCCACACCAGTTCAATATCTGCCACTGCACTTCCTTGCATATGCATGTTATTAAATCACAATCTTTTAATTTTTTCTTCAGATCTGAGGGGTCATAGTTTCTACCATACGGGTTATCTATATAAGGATATCTAGAAATATCGTAGTTCCTGCCATCAATACAATGAGGAGGCAAATCTAAAACATTGTAAATAATTTTAGCTTTAGAATTTTTTATCCTAAAATCTGAGTCATAAGATGATGGATCATTGCAGTAGATTATATCAGCGTCTTCCACCCTTGTTATATTGCACCCAAATTCTATAAAACCTTCTCTTATCCTATCTATTTGATTTATGTAGTGCTCAGCTCCAGCGCAGTAAATATTCATTTTAAATTATTTTAATCTCTGGTTTAATTTGATTGAATCTACAATAGAAATCGTCGTTAAAACATAATTTGTTTTTTTCTTGATCCCATTTATATGAACAAACTCCATTATATCTTTTTAGCTGATATTCCACTTTTGCTTTCAAAAACTCATCGGAACCAATCCAAGAATAATGATCAGGAAAACAACTTTCTTTAGGAATTTGCGAGACAGAAAGGCTTTTATAATCTACAAGATTATTATCGATATTATAAGCAACATCATTTTCATAATAAAAATGACTAAGAGATGTTTTCCCATTAACTTTCGTAGAGAAAATTCTCGGAGGATTAAAATCTTCTATATATTGATTTTTTGAAAAAACAAAATTTTTAAAGTTTATTTTATATGTCTGACTCTTGGGATTTTCTTTTATATATTGGATAGCTTTCTTTATATCTTCTTCTGAATAAAACTCATCTTGATCTAATAGCCATATATAATCAAGATCGTAAGCCATTAAATGTTGTAGAGGAGAGTTTCTAGAAAAAGAATCATTTGATTCCTTACCCAAACAAATGTAATCTACAAAACCTCTATGCTCTTTCAATAACTGCATGGGAGTTTCTGTATCATCAATATCCCATCCGCACTCAACATACTGAGGATACTGATAACTTGAAACAGCAACTTTATTTATCTCTGGTATATTTTTCCAATTTTCTAAACACCTATTTGTGTATTGAGGAAATCCATAAAAATTGCACAGTAACCCTATTTTCATACTTTTTCCCAAAGTTTTAATCCATGTTTAACCCTACCTCTGGCTTTTAATTCTTCTTCTGTAACATCGTGTGTATTAGGATCTCCTCCTGTTGCCTCCACCCAAAAACTATGCCAGAATTTATTAACTTTAAGTCTTTCTTTTAAATCTACATAACCTAAATGATATACAAAAGGCGCACCACTTAAGCAATATTGGAGAGCTTTCTTTTCATCATTAAAATCACAGAGAGGGTAAGTTTGAAGTAGCTCTCCTTTATCATTAATTAACTCGTCAGTACTAGTCTTATTATAATCTGGTCTACCATCTTTCTTTATGGCGAAATTGACTGGACCCCTTTTTAAGCCTCTTTTATGGATATACCATTTAGCAGCTATGTCTATATAATGATCATAATCTCCATATAAATTTATAACAGGAACAAAGAAAGAAGCATAATCATCAGAAGAAAGAAGTTGTTCTCCCAGATCTTCAATTATAAACTTCTCTCCTCCTAAACGTTCGTCTAGATTTTGTTGTATTAGCAAATCTCCAGAACAAGCTTGAAGAGCTAAGTCTTCAGTTTTGCCGTAACAATATGGATCATCGTAAGGAATATTTACAGAAATAACTTTTAAGTTATAATTTTTCTCTTCTCCATACTTCCTAATAACAGACTCTGTATCATCAACACTTTTATTAACTGCAATACAAACTTCATCTGCGTAATAAAACCAGTTATCTAAAGCATCCTTGTGATCAAATGCTTTATCTAAAATATTGAACGCCGTTGAGTATATGCTAATTTTCATTATTAAAATTTAATTTGCTTGAAGCAGTTAAAATCATGTTTATCTATAAATCCTTCTTTTTGTTCTTGTATATTGTATCTATACCAATCATTTAAAAATTTGTCAAAATTTATACACTCTTTTATTTCATCATTTAACCTAAATCTAAAACACTCTTCTACAGAAGATATACAAAAAGGATTTAAACCCTCTTTTTTAATAAGCTCTATTAATCTATTGCGGTTTTCATATCTTTTATTTACTAATTCTAAATCGTCTTCAAATCCCAATAAAAGATGATTGGTGTTATAAAAAAAATAATATTTAAAATTATGATTAATAAAGTGCAAGGGGTCTTGTCTTTTTTCTTCTCTAATATTTTTTTGATAACCTTCTTCCCAAAAAGGTTGATTTGATAACTCAATTGATTTATTGACTCCGACAATACCTTCGTGAGGATTATTCACAAAAGCAGTTCGTTCATTAAATTTAAATAATAATCTTTTGTTATGCAGATATACTCCATTTACTCCCGAATAATCTAGATGGCCGCAAATGTGTTTCAATTTGCATGTAAAATCTGGAGAAAGTCTCTCCAAAGTATCTATTGTAAGAAACCAATCGCCAACTTGCATCCGACTCTGAAATAACGAGTGATTCCTACTGAAGTCTAACCTATTACACCATTTGGTATAAATTATTTCTCCCTGACCCTTTACGCTTTCCAGATAATCTGCACCATCATCTTTAGGATAATGAAAGGTCCAAATCAAACCATCAAAGTGATCTTTAATTGGCTCAATCAATTCTTGAAGATCTTGTTTATGACCTTCTGTAGTTATACCTATTAACCAAAGTTTATTCATCCTATATGTTCAGAGTATAATTTTTCTGGATTAAAGAAAGAAAACGGAGTATTGCTATTGCTCATGGGTTTCAAAAGATCTCCAGACATCAACTCACAATGATAAGATCCAAGTTTATCTAAATGTTGTTGAGCCGCCTTCCACGCAATAAATATTTCGTTAGTCCTACTAATATTAGGTTGGAAAGTAAAGGTGGGGCCATATTGAGTATAATTTATAGCTTGAGTTAAAATATCTCCAGTCTCGTTATTATGATCTCCATCTGGAGGTCCATATTCTTTACCCCGATTAAATCTAACACAAAGTTGGTCAGGATTATTGTCCAGAAATTCTAAGCTTTCTTCAAGGACTTCATTTAAAGATATTTTTGAATTGATCAACCAATCGTCTTCCAACCACAAAGAATATTTTTGTTTTCTAACTTCTTGATCAGAATACGCTTTATAAATATCCTTGAAATAACCAGCCGAGTGAGATAAATGATTTTCACTGTGATGCACAATCGACTCTTTAGTCTCGATGACTCTTATACCATACACACAGCAGAAAGATTTTATTTTGTCTGCTACTGATTCCTCTTCGTCTCTAGTCTTTAAATGTAAAACTTTGTTTGAGAAAAGATTGGGATCTACTTTTTTAAATAGATCTTCAATAACATCTCTGTAAGTATGCTGACCACCATGACCCATGGTAGTGCTAAATAAGATTAAATTTAACGGTAGTTTTTTCATAAACCTCTGGGCCTTGTATGGAAAAGTTAAGACCCAGAGGCTACTATGACCTCAAGGAGGCAAATCCTTGACCTCCCTTATTGTATTGAGAAAATTATCTAAAATCAACTAATCTTCGGCAATATGTTCGTTTATTTTGCCCAAAATATAAGCTAAAGTCTCATCATATTCTAATTCAACATTTTCAATGTCTTCCTTCTCAATTATAGGTTCTGCAATAGTCATAGTAATGACTATCTACACTAAAATATATATATCGGAAATTAACCCTCACACGATTTGCATTGCATCAAGGATCTTGAAAGCTCTTGACTTGGATTAGCGCTCCTTTGGTAATACAAGCCTTTTACTCCATTTTCCCAAGCATAAATCATAAGTTGATTAACTTCTTTCGCAGGAGTATTTGGGGGTATCATTAAATTTAATGATTGTCCTTGATCTAAATATTTCTGCCTCTGGGCAGCTTGAATAACAACTTCTTTCTGAGAAATCTCTTCAAATGTCTTAAATATACCCTTATCATCATCAGACATAAAGCTCAAATTTTGAACAGATCCTCCTGTTTTAAGTATACTCAACCAGACTTCGTCATTATCTTTCCCATATTCTCGTAATACATTTTTCAAGTAAGGGTTCTTGTAAGTGAATTTCCCCTTAGCCAAATTCTTGACAAAATAATTTGAATTCAAGGGTTCAATAGAAGGAGATACTTGACCCAAAATAAAAGAACTACTGGTTGTCGGAGCTATAGCTAGAGTAGTTGTATTTCTGCGACCGTAATCTTTAGCATACAAGGGACCGCCTAAAATGTTAAAAAGATCCCCTGTTGCTTTGTCACTAGATTTTCTAATCTTTTTGAATATAGAACTATTAGCTAGCTTGGCCTCCATACTCTCAAAAGTAATACTCTTACTCTGTAGGTAAGAGTGCCAACCAAGGACTCCCATGCCTAAAGCCCTGTGCCGTTTAGCGAAATTATGAGAAGATTCCATAAATGGAATATCTTTAGTTTTAATAATATACTCTTCCATTACCGCATCGAGAAACATAGTCAAAACCTCAATAGCGTCAGTTTTAATAATTTCATCCCATTGAACTAGATTAAGGGAAGACAAACAACAAACAAAGGATTCATCTTCTTTTGAAGGAAGGCTTATCTCATTACAAAGATTAGAAGCGAATATCTCCATCGCATTATCTTTGTAACAGTCTGGGGCTTGATTATTAGCAGTATCTTTGAAAAATAAATATGGGTATCCCGTTTCAAACCTTTTTTTAATTACTGAAGCCCAGATCTGACGTTTATCTGAATCTCCATCAATCATAGATTTCATCCAATCATCTCCAACAGTAATCCCAAAAGACATCTCTTGGATTGCATTACCCTCACTCCTTATACGCAAAAATTCTTTGATATCAGGATGATCAATAGGTAAATAAGCAGCGAAAGAACCCCTACGGACATTACCTTGAGAAACTACAGCTGCCACCTTATCAAAAAGTTCCATAAAATGGACTGCCCCAGAAGATTCCCCACCTGAATTTATTTTAGCTCCCCTACCACGGAGTTCTCCAAAATAAGCTGAAGTCCCAGAACCGTGTTTGGTTTGCATTCCAACCTCACTTTGCTTTGACAAAATTCCATCCATTCTGTCAGGAACATATACCCCATTACAAGAAATAGGGAGACCCCTCTTCCTCCCGAAATTAGACCAAACAGGAGAAGCGAGGGAATAAAACCCTTGCTTCATATAAGAAATGAATTTATCAGAAAATCCCTCAATACCCAAATATCCTTGGGCAGTATTAGCTATATCTTCAATCCTTTCTTCTGGAGTTTCTCCTTTTAAATAGCCCCTTTCAAGGAAAATCCTTGAATCTTCATTTAGCCAATAGTATTCAGTCATTTAGAATAAGTCGTCTGCATTATAAGTCTGAGAATTTTTTGAGTATTCTACAGGTCGGGAATAAAAAAAGTCCGTGGCATTGTTCCCAAGTAACTCCTCTTCAAACCAGATTGTATCTTTTAGCAGGTTTTTGTCAACTTCAAAAGGTTGTTTAAAACCAATTTGTTGCATGGACTCATTAATTCTATTTTTAATGAACTCTTTCAATACAATAGCATTCAACCCTTTTTGACGAATTCCGTTGATCATCCAATCAATAATCTTACTTTCAGCTTCAAAAGCACATACTGCTTCTTGAGCTATTTTTTCCCCAAGCTCTTCATCAAAAAATTCTGGGTGTTCTTCCCGAATAGTATTAATCAGCTTCATGCCTACGAGAGCGTGAATATTCTCTTCATTCCTTGTATACTTCACTTGCTGGTCAGTATCTTTTAAGACATTTTTGTTACGAGCAAACCAGTTTATCACGTAAAATTGAGAAAACAACGATACATTCTCTACAAAAAGAGTGAATAGGATTAAAGCATAAACATATTGCTTCTTGTTATTTTTGTAAAACTTGTGTGTATATTTACGCAAATAGTTTACTCGACCCTGTATGAAGTCTAGCTTAAGATTTTCTTCAAAAACCTCTTCTAGTCCGAGTACCTCAAGGAGTCTCTCATAAGCATTATTGTGAATAACTTCAACATTGGCCATAACAAAGCCCAAATCACTAAGAGACGGATGAGGTAAATTATCACCTAATTTACTCCAAAATTTCTTAACAGCTACCTCAATTTGACCAATCGCTGAAAGAGTTCTTATAATAATCTCTTTTTCTTGATCGTCTAAAACCACGTTAAAGTCTTGAATATCTGAAGCAAAACTGAATTCTTTATCAGTCCAGAACCCATTATGCATTGCCTCGATAAATTCTCCCGCCCATGAATAATGGTCAGGCTTTCTGGAAATTTGTTCGTCAAAGATCATCTTGTAATTTTACACAGAATATCGCCTCGTCAGAACTGAGTCAACTCTATTTTTAATAAAAAGAGCAAAGCTCATTTAAATTAATATAAACGTATGGGTAACGTATGGAATATTATTTAAATACGTATCCCATACGAGCGTTTCCAATACGATATATTTCTTATATTAAGATAAGATTCTAGCCTGTCAAGAACAAAATTTTATGAGATTTTACTTGATTTTTTTGACTTTTTACTTATAGTAAGAAAAAAGTGATCAATAATCTCTCAGATTCCGATTTAACTGTATTAATTAGAGAAGATAATGACGAAATAGCCTTGAACGAGCTAATCTCTAGACATTCAGGTATTTACGTTGACATGCTTAAAAAGTTTGGTTCAAATTGCCTGACCAGAAATCAAGTCTGCGATATAATGGGCGAAAAAGATTATGTAATCTACAAAGCTGCTCTAGAATATGATGAAAATAGGGCTAAGTTTTCCACTCATTTGGCAAATAAGACGAAATATATGTGCCTTACTCAGAAGACTAAAAACAAGAATAATAGGGTCACTTCAAATTTTGATGAAATACAATTTTGTCAAAAAGACAAGAGTCACACTCCAGACCAGTCTTGTAATATGAATGATTCGTTTTCTAGGATCATTAATCTGATTGAAAAACATCAAGATAGCCGCTTAAAAATAATCTTTCACGAGAGGTATTTTTGTGGTAAGAGGGGCAAATTAAAACCTTGGAAGGAAGTTGCTGATATATTAAATCTCTCAGCACAAGGTTGCATAAATATTCATGACAAAGCAGTGTTAGAATTAAATCAAAAAATAGATAATGAAAAGATTAAATTTTGAAGGGCCAATAAACTCACTCAGTTTAGGGAATGTAACAGTAAATATTCTAAGAGAACTAAAAGAAAGAGACCTTGAAATATCCTTCTTTCCCGTAGGAGATAAAGGTGATTTTTCCGCTTACGACAAAATATCCAAAGATTTCCAGCAATGGGTTAGTAATATTTCAGCTACTAGACTTAAAAAATTAGACAAAAATACGCCATCCTTAAAAGTTTGGCATATTAATGGTTCAGAAAAAGTTCTGCCTAATCAATTCCTTTATACTTTTTATGAACTTGATTCCCCTACGGAAGAAGAAGTAAATATAGTCAAACTACAAAAACATGTATTTTTCTCATCATCAGAAGCCTCGCAAGCCTTCAAAGACAAAGGCTGCAATAATGTTAGTCATGTCCCTCTTGGTTTTGATCAGGATTTCCAAGAAACGAAAAAAGAATATCTAAAGGATACAATCCATTTTGGTTTAGTGGGTAAATTTGAAAGAAGGAAAAATACTCAGGCTATTATAAAATTGTGGACTCAGAAATTTGGTAATAACCCCAAATATCAATTATCCTGTCTTGTCGCGAACCCATTTTTAAATGGAGACCAAATGAATCAAGCGATTAATAATTCTCTTAGTGGGCAAACTTGGTCAAACATTAATTTTTTACCTCACTTAAAAACAAATTCTGAAGTAAACGATTTTACAAATTCAATTGATATCGATCTTTCTGGACTTTCAAATGGAGAAGGTTGGAATCTTCCCGCTTTCAATGCAACAGCTCTTGGTAAATGGTCTGTAGTTAGCAATTGTTCCTCCCATAAAGATTGGGCAACGGAAGATAATAGTATTCTTGTAGATCCAATTGGCAAACAACCTTGTTATGATAACTTCTTTTTTAAAGAAGGGATGCCTTTTAATCAGGGAGAATATTATAAATTAAATGCAGATGATATTGAAAAAGGTTTTGACAAAGCCCTAGAGAAAGTGGGACAAAAAAACACAGATGGGACAAAATTGCGCGACATGTTTACATATTCTAAGAGCGTAGATGCTATTTTATCTCGTATCTATGAGGATTAGATCCTTGGCATGAGTTGTGTTATATAGTAAATATGAATTACTCATATAATACAAATAAAACTGAAATTAAAGACAACGGAGACGATTATATCGCCCAATTTGAACTAGCAGGTTTCTCAAAAAAAGACCTTGATGTTACAGCTACAAATTCAAAATTAATCATTGATGCGAAGAATGAAGATAGACAAAGTCATTTTAAATTAAATTTATATGGAATTGTTTCTATTGAAAATATAGTATCAAATATGAAGAACGGTCTTCTTACAGTAACTCTTCCCAAAAAGAGTGTAATAGGACGAAGAAAAATAGAAGTTATATAATGTCAATATACCTATATAAACACCCCACGAAAGACGAGTATGAAGAGGTTATTCAGGGAATGAATGACCCCCATACTTTCTCAAAAGATGGAGAGGAATGGCGAAGAGTATTCACAGTTCCACATGCCTCGATATCAAGTAACGATGACCCTTTTAACTCTAACGCCTTCGTCGAGAAGACAGGTAAAATGAAGGGTACTGTGGGAGATATGATGAGCTATTCTGAAGAGTTGAGCCAGAAACGAGCAGATAAACATGGAGGACAAGACCCCGTTAAGACTAAACACTTCAAAGACTACGAAAGGGACATCGGCAAAAAGCACATTGCAGATAAGCAAACTAGTTTTGAGAATAAATCAATAAAGATTGATATGGATTAAATGGAGGTTAAACCGATTCCAGCCCAACTCCCTCCAATAAATACACATAAAGTAGATCCTGAAATCGCTAATGCTCCAGTTGCTTCCACTGAAGGAGAACCATCAGAAGAACCCATACTATTACCTAACCATTTAGGGAGGGCAAATCCCGTCTGATATCTTACAATGCCCGTTACAGTGTGAGGACCGTTAAACATTTCTTCATTGACAATGGTGCTGCCGCTTAATACCGCATCGCTCAAAACATCTAATTGACCACTAAATATGCCAGTTCCGTCTACACTTAAGCTCTGTTGGAAATAAGTGTCTCCACCTTGGAAGAAATGACCAGAACTAAATTTCGCATATAAGGCGTCTTGCTGACTTACGGTAATTGAGTTTGTAGTTAGGTTATCTTTTAAGACGACACTACCCGTTGCAGTTTCAGTAAACGTTATACCATGCCCAGCTAAGCAAACATTTTCTTGACTTCCCGTTCTGAATTCTACAGAATCTGCGCGAAAAACAGCATTATTAATCCCGCTAATGCTACTGTCATTGCATGAAATTGCAAAATTATTATATGCGTTTAGTCCATCTCCTATTTCAGTATCACTACCTAGAAACAAAAAGTTTCCACTATTTGTATTATAGATGTTATCGATTTTCTGAGCAAAACTTGCAATTGATTTACCGTTATTAGTCAAATCTCCTGTAAAAGAAAAATCACCTGTCAAGTTCCTAGAAACATTGATTTGAACTCCCGTATTTGTTTGAGTTATATTTAGATCTCCAGAATCACTAAAGAAAGTGTGCAATTGGATCTGTTCAGGTTGAATTTTATTAAAAGCCATGATACAATAGATTATCTTCTATAAATTACACAAATTCAATGAAATTTACTCTTTATAAGCCAAACTCTAAAAATGCAGGATCTGCATTCAGTTTTGATATCGCAAAAGACAAGAAGGGAAATGCAGTTATGTACGTCTCTATGATTCAACAACATAGCTGGAATGATCAAACTAAAAGCGGGTCTTTTAAAGAAAATGCTAAAAATCCAGAAAAGTCTGGAACCATTAAGTTAACAGCTAATGAAGCTGGAGAAATTTTATCTTCACTAAAAACCAGAATCCCTTTTGTAGCATTCCATAGACGGGATAAAGACACTACGATCATTAAATTCACCCCTTGGGACAAAAAAAGAAAAATCATGAATAAAAATGGGGAAGAATGGCTTGAAACCCCTGCATTTGGGTTCACGGTAACGAGAAATTCTTCTCAGATATTCAAGCTTCCTCTAGAAGCTGGAGAAACAGAAGTTCTTGGAGAACTAATGAAAAAGTATATTTTAGACTCTTTTTTTGTCGCTGACGCTTATCAGAATCAAAAACCCAAATACGAAAAGAAAGAATACGAAAAAAAACAATACGAAGAGCCAAAACAAGAGGTAACTGAAGACGAAGATGACGGAGTCCCATTCTAAAAAACTAAGGGTCTTAATACACTCTAATCATAGCAGACTTGTTACGGGGTTTGGGAAAAATGCTAAAAATATTTTGTTAGCATTACATAATGACCCACACATTGAAGTGATTGAAGCTGGAAATGGCGCGAAATTTGGAGCCGACTTACTGACTCCTTGGGAGTCTTATGGGACTCACCCCAGTGATCCATCATTCTTAAGATCAATCCGAGGGGACGGGCCGAAAGAAAGAATGGCTCAATATGGTTACTATACGATAGATGAAATTGTAGAAAAATCTAAACCAGATGTATATCTTGGGATTGAAGATATTTGGGCCTTTGCCGAATATCACAAAAAACCTTGGTGGAATAAAATTAACAAAGTTCTTTGGACGACTTTAGATAGCCTCCCGATATTGGATCAAGCAAAACAAATGGAGCCTCACTGTGATAAGATGTTAGTGTGGGCATCATTTGCAGAGGAAGAAATGAAGAAGCTTGGACACAAAAATGTAGAGACAATTCATGGTGCTGTCGATTACTCTCATTTCAAACCAATGGATTATAGATCTGCTGTAAGAAAGAGATTTGGTTTAGACTCAAGTTATGTAATAGGATTTGTTTTCAAGAACCAATTGAGGAAATCAGTACCGAATCTTTTAGAAGGATTTAAGATTTTCAAAGAAGAAAACCCGAATGTTAATGCAAAATTACTATTGCATACAGATTGGGGGGAAACATCTCATGGCTGGGACATACCAAGGTATCTTAAAGAAATGGATATTGATCAGGATGATGTATTGTCCACTTACCTTTGCCATGCTTGTGATTATTACCACATTGCACCTTATCAAGGAGAAGACAAGGACTGTCCACGTTGTAAAAAAGAAAAATCGTTTAAAACTAAAAATAGCGCAAAGGGGATTAATGAAAAACAGTTGAACGAACTCTATAATTGTATGGACGTTTATTGTCATCCATTTACAAGCGGAGGGCAAGAGTTACCGATTCAAGAGGCTAAAGCAGCGGGTCTAGTGACTTTAGTCACGGAATATTCCTGTGGAACAGATTCGTGCTATGAACATCAAGGAGGAATCCCTCTTAAATGGAATTCATATAGAGAACCCAGCACCCAGTTTATTAAAGCATCGACTTGTCCGAAGGATATAGCTGCAAAGTTAAAAATGGCGCGAGGGATGACAGAAGTTGATACTATGGTTCTAGCGGAGAAGGGGATAGAATACGTAAAGAAGGAGTTTTCAGTACAATCTACAGTAGAAAAACTGAAGAAAGTCCTATTAAACCTAAAAAAACCCGAAGTTAAAGAAGAAGAGGCTAAAGACTCCCCCAAGACTTTAGGGATTGAAGATGTATTAGGCGATGAAGGCATTTCTAATAGAATCGCCGTTGTTCTTCCTGAATCAGCTGGAGATATTCTCATCCTAAATTCTTTAATGAAAAATCTTAAAGATTTATATCCAGAAAAAAATATATACGTATTTACTAAACCCCAGTTTTATCAAATGATTGAGGATAATCCAAGCGTTCATAAAATCCTTCCATATCAAGATAGTCTTCAAAACCTATTAATGCTAGAAGGGAAGGGAGACCATCAGGGGTATTTTGACATGGCTTTTTTACCTAATATCGGGACGCAAAAACATTTAAACTATCTTCATAACGGTAAAGATAAAACACAATTTGAGTTACGATGAGCCATCTAGCAGAGGAATACGCCAAATCATGCGGAGTAAAGATTGGTAAACCAGTATTGAATCCTCATTATTTCCCAGTTTTATACGATAAGTATATTACAATTCATAATGACAAGAAAGTTCAGGCGAAAGAATATGACATGTGGGTTGATGTTGTTGAACTTCTTAAAACGCATTTGGGAGATATTAAAATCATCCAAGTCGGAGCTAAAGGAGAAAAAACAATTGACGGCGTAGATGCTCATATGCCCACAGAAACTCTGAAGCAATCTGCATATATTATAAAAAACTCTCTGGGACATGTCGGGATTGATAGCGTCCCTGTTCACATAGCTTCTGCATTAGATAAGCCCGTTGTAGGTATCTATGCTCACACATATGCAGACACATGTTCTCCGCTTTGGAATGATAAAACAAAAGCGATAACAATTGAATCAGATAGGGGTGGAAAAAAACCCTCATTTTCTTTAGAGGAAAATCCAAAAACAATTAATTTCATAAAACCAGAGGAGATCGCTCAAGCTGTTCTTGATGTTTTAGAGATCGATGAAAAAGTTGTTCATGAAACTATTTTCATTGGGGGTAATTATAAGTCAGATTTTTACGAGGTTGTACCGATAAAGCGCACAAATATTGTGTCTGATCATATCGATGTAAGGATGGACTACGCTCATAACGAAGAAGTCCTGTATCATATTCTACAAAGAAATAAAGTTGAAGTTACTACTTCAAAACCCATTAGCGAGAGCCTGATTAAATCCAAGAGAATAAAAAAGTTAATATATAAAGCGGATTTGTTTGATCTTGATTTCTGTAAACTTGTAAAAGATCAGGGTATACCCACTATCACAATATGCACCTCTTCAGATAACCTCACTGAAGAAAGATCAAAAAACTTTGATCAGCTAATTAATTATCTAGATACTGAGGCTATTATTGAGAATAATAAAAAAAGGATTGATATCGACGATTTTAATACAATTAAAATTAAAAGTAATAAAAAAATTGTTTGTGGAGACGAGATTTATCCTAGCTATTTTGATTTAAATGAACGAAAAAATTTAGATCATTTTTATCTTGACTTAGAATTTTTTAGAGTTTACCGTGAGCCACATGAGCAAGAATAGTGTTTACGGTCCAGATATTTACAAAAGAAACGAGCACGGCCTTTTAGAGAATGCTTCGTATTGTTTTAATGAAGACGGATCTGTTGATTGGAGATCCATGATCAAAGACGATTTCCTTTATCCTAATAAAGGTTGGTTTGAAGCAAGAAAGAAGCCTGTCCCAAGCTCTACTGATGGATTGAAAGATAATCAACTCCTAATCATGCTTGGAGGCATTAAAGAACTAGCCAAGCTAAGAGGTTTTGAATCAGTGTCATTTGAAACAGAGAACATTTCCGATGGATATGTCAAAGCAACTTGTAGAATTATTTGGGGAAAGAATTACGAAAGCTCTGGAATCAACACAATTTACGAAGATGTCGCCAATGCCTCATTAGATAATACGGATGATTTTTGCGCTAAATTCCTAGAGACTATTGCTTGTAATAGGGCTTTTGTTCGTTGTGTCCGTAATTTCTTAAATATCCATATCGTAGGGGCAGACGAGATTGATAAGTCAAAAGGAGCGAATAATTCTAATAGTGTGGAATATGATGCCTCTAGTGACTCAGTAATGCTCCCATTAACCCCCTCAGGATCGCTCCAGAAGGCTTTGAACGAGAATCATGGAGTAAAGTCCTTTGAGGAGTTTAAAACGTTTCTAAGGTCATTGTGGAAGAAGGAGTCTTACCGAAATGAAGAGGCCGCGAATTGGATGTCTTATGAGGACATCCCAGCCAAAGAATGCAGGAAATTGATGGCAATCTGCAAAAAATCATAGACCTAGAGTGTTCCTCTGTCTCGCATTAAAGGAGCTTGGAAGCATTGATTTCGGAGTCAGCGCCTCCATTCCTTCTGTAATCTGGAAACCTTGATCTGGTGGAATTAGCTTTATCGTAGACTCACTCACTGTAGTTGTAATACCATCTGGACCGATAGAGATAGAAACAGAATTCATTGTTGGAGAAAACTCTGGGATCTGAAGGCCATAGAAAGTCCTACTAGAAGATTCAGGCTTATCAAAGCGATTACGGTATTTACCTCTAATTTTTTGGAGAACCTTCATTTCTGCAGTTGAACCAGAAGCAGATGATAGACTGAGCTTGTTTAACATATTATGAGGTGGGCTTTCAATTGAATTATATTTCAAATCATAACGATCAAAAAGTTCAGCGATCTTCTGATCGTCTTCTGAAGCTTCTGCCAATTCATCGTCTTCAGCTTCTTCTCCATCTTCGCTTGTTTTATTGACCCGTGTCTTACTTCGTTTATAGGTTAATCGTAAAGTCGTTTTTTTCTTTATGGCTCTATAATAATTGTCAATTGATTGATTCATCAAATGTTTCATTCCCTCAACAAGAGTTTTATCGATAAGGTTGTTGGGGAAAGTTGGTCCACCTACAAGTAATCCTTCTGTGTGATTAGGATCTTCATAAATTTCATAATATTCCTGCAAAGGAGAAAAATCTACCTTCGCATCTTTTTGAACTATTTTCTGATTGTTCGTGGATTTAACTCTTTCTAACTTAGGTATAGACCTAATAGCTATGAAATGATGCTCATGAGTGCTTTTTGCTGGGACTCCTCCAATACGATTTTCTGCTTGAGTCAAATTAGCTAGACCTTTGACTGTCACATCTTGGTCTATGCCCAAAGAGTCAAAAAAGTCTGTTATGGGGGATAATTCCGAAATTTCGTTTATTTTATCAGAGGCTTTTAAAGGACCAACAACATTGACATTGTTACTATTTGAGAACTCCATTCTCTCTACCTTATATTCTGAATAGCCATTTGAAATGTAAATACCTCCAGCTATTTGATAAAATAATTTCAGAAAGCTATATAATTGACTTCCATGGGGTCTAGGCATTTTTTTAAGATCGGTTCCTTCAAAGTGTTGGAATCTCACATACTTAAATTTGTTTGTGATCCTATTCATATTAAGAAGAGATGTTTTCTTCGCTTCTTTTTTCGCTTCTGCATCGTTAATAGCGAATACTGCTCTGTATTTTTCATCAGCATCTCCCCCATGCTCTTCTAGGAAAGGAATTAGTGGTAGAGCAGTTCCTTCTGGATTTAAAACAGGTTCATAATCATATAGTTTACTTAAATCAAACGGATGATCATTTAATTTTTCTTTACCAAAAACTTCATTTTTCAAAGCTTTATTTTTAGCTATTGCAGTTGCGAAATAGGTAAATTTATCAAAAACATCAACACTTTCCTCCTGATCAAACAAACTGAAAAAAGCAGCCAAAACAGTTCTAGATGCTTTTTTATGTATCCCTAGAGTCTCAAATCGACATCTTTTAAAGAAAATCGGTCTAGGTCTATCGTCATCTTTAGGATTGTTTGAATCTTTTTCTGTAGATCCATTATAAACGTTAACTATTTTATTAGAAACGATACTCTCAGTGAAAGATGCACTTACAATATCGGAATTGGTTGTATCTGTATAATTATCAATTGGTATTTGACTAGCTATTTCACTGTTAATTAAGTTAATACTTCCATTTCTAGGGTCTACATACCAATAATAACCCAAATAACTTGCTATACTACTAACAACACTACTTAGAGTGCCACTGGTCTCAAATAAAGTATTATTGCTTGAGGGTAATCCATTTATAGATATGCCAACACTATTTAAAGCTGATCTAAAATCAGAAAGGGTATAACCAAATTTCAAATCGTATTGAGATAAATCTGGAGCAGCCTTATAAGTGCCATTTACAAACTCAGTGTTTAAACTAAGATCTTCTTTTAATTTCTTATTGTGATAGACAAGGCTAATCTTAACTCCTTGAAAGTTGGCTGCAGACTCTACATTATAAACTTTTCCCATGTAGATAACAGACCCTTCAACTCTTGGTCCCTGAGATCTAAAAGATGTTAGGGGAGTATTTGCAACCTCTGTAAAATATGGAACTGGACCTTCAAAATCACTACCTCCATTTGGACCAGAATTGATACCCCGAACTAAAACCACATAAGATTCTAAAAGTAAGGACGTTCTATCCACATACCTTCTGGTGATCGCTTTTTTTGTAGGGCCAGCCGAAGTAGTTTTCTGAGTGCAGATAAAATTACCAAGCATCTCAGTAATTTTAGGATTAGAAAAGTTATTGATCTCACCTAGCCCACCGACGACAATGCCCAAATCTTCCCCAGTCTCTACAGATTTGGGGTTCAAGAAAGAAGTTACAGACGCTGTGTGACCTCCTCCAGCGTTTGTAAAATTCAAATCTACTTTTGTTATGCCTTCTCTCATAAAATAATATCTTCTACTAATGTTTTTACAGTGAACTCATTCCCCTCGATAGATCCACTAATCAAAGCATTAACTCCTGACTTTATTATACTTACACCTGTATAAAGCTCTAGATAGTTAGATTGAAGCTCTGAGACTCCATTAATATAATAATTTGTTCTTTTCTCTATAAATCCAGAACCAAAAACATCAGGATTTACCCCTGTTACAGAGTCTGACCTAAATCTCTTCTTGTAAGCAGAGTATTTAAATTTATTTTTATTATTTGTTGTGACTACACCTCCGACATTTTGGGCTTCTGATCCAGCTCCTCCAAAAAGAGGTATGAAATTAGACTCTGTCCCAACAGAAACTCCAACGCCAACACCAGAATAAACCTTTTGACCATTTAAAAAATAATCACAATCTGAGAAACTAACCGACCCCACAGAATTTACGATGGAAGCTTTTAAAGTTTCCCCTAAATCACCTGTCGCAGCAATTATCCCAGAGCCAGAAACTAGATTATAAGAAATATCATCCGAAGCATTTGCTGGAGTGGTCTGATCAAAAAATATCCTACTCTTATCAATCGGATCACTCTCCTCATCTTTAATAAAGAAATCTCCAGTATTTATTTGGTAAGATATTTCATTAATCGCTAACCCAGTTATCGGAATCTCCTGAGTTAAAGTTTGCCCATTTAAAGATAATTGAAATCTCCGATCCTCAAGAGATACTCTTCGGTCATAATAAACGATGTCTTGAGACCCCGCTACATCTTTATTTAATAAAAGAAAATTATCTGTATGCAAATCCAAGGAAGAGCATCCAGAAATCGTAGCGTCACCAGTAAATATAACAGAGTCGTAAATCATATCCTATCTCCTAAATAATAAATGTAATCTTTCTTCAAGTATTCTCCACTTACGTCCATTCTAATTCCTGAATCATTAGACTTGGGGGTATCTATTACAGTCTCATACATAGGCTCTTGAATAACTCCACTTATTTTATCCAAAAACCCTGTTTGTATTCTAGACCCAAATAACTGAACAGAAACAGTAGCGGCTCCAGATATACCCCTTTGTTCTATATACTCTGCTACTGCTCCCTCGACATCTTGTAATCCCAAGGTATCAAATGCAGAAGTGTCTCCAGTCGGCAAGTATTGATAACCAGAATCTGGATGTAGAAACCCGACCTCTTCTTTTACAAACCCAGTTACTTGGTTTACATCAAAAGATCTATAAATAAAATATCTATCACCCTCTCCCGTGTTAGTATTTGAATCAAAAGAGAAGTTTCCTGTAAGCATCCCTCTTCCCGTAGACAGGTTAAGACTTCCAGTATTCTCATAGTCGTACCCAGTTATACCCGTTTCATAAACTGTGGTTTGATGATATCCTGTAATTCTAGTCTCCGTTGTAGCTGATTCAGAAGAGGTGAAGTAATTTCCTATCATTCCACTACCCAGACCAAATATAGTATTAGGAGAAATATAACCCGACAGTAAAGCGAAGGAATTTAGGCTTACATTAGAAGTCTTAAATTCTCCGTTTGTCCCTCTAAAATATTGATTAGAACCCCCGATGTAAAAATCTTCATTATTAGCGATAAAAGATGTGTCAACATTGAAATCATCCTTATCAATTTGTTGATTGAAGAAATCATATTTGCACATGGTGACTTGATTAAATCCAAGGGAAAAACTAATTATGTTTCTTTTAGATAATTCTAAATCACTAGAAGTATATATGAAATCCCCGTCTTTGCCAAACCCTTGGTAAAAAAGCTTCCCCCTATCTGTTATGCCGAAATTAAATCCTTTTGCTCCTGTTATAACTTGATCATTGATAGTTGTTGAACTCTTCTCAAGAGAACCAAATAATACGCAATCATTCACTTCTCCATTAAATTCAAAGTCCATGATAACAGAGCAGTTAGAATAAGGCAGTGTCTCAGTACCTGTAATTTGCAAGTTTGATTCAGACAAGTCGGCTTTATCATTAATTAAAAATGTTCCTGTAGTTAGCTGTTTAGCCCCTGCATTTGTGGTAGAACCTAACCCAACTACAATTCCGCTATATATTCCTGTATCATTTGCTGGCTCGCAATTTTCTATAACAGAATATTTGGTTCCTGCTCTATTATCAATTCCAATATGCCTACCACTAAGCCCAGAAAAATCATAAAAGACAAGTAAGTCATTATTATTTCCTAATGATTCTGTTAAAGAGTAATTTAAACCTTTTTCGCTCATATTAATAGTATCTACTTACATTATAAGAAATAGAATTGTCATTTAAACTACTTGACTCAGAAAATATATATACTCCTGTCATATATCCACTCACAACATCCTTTAGTTCTTGCAACTGTCCTGTGGAGGCTTCACAAACAGCAGACGCAGAAAACTCTCCTGCACTACGGTTATTTATTTTTTGTTTTGCAAACCCCCCTAAACTTGGAACTATTCCACTTCGCTCCAATGGTTGTTTATCAGTTAAAGTAACTTTTAAACCCGTCAGGGTTCCATTAGAAAGATCTGGCCTATTATCAAATTCTAATGAGTAATTAATTATACTATCAGATGGATTTTTAGAAATGGACCTACTAAGCGGCTCAGGGTTAATATAGTCTCCACTTATATAGTATCCAGTTGCATACCCTGTAAAGTCTTGCAAAGCCTCAATAGCTAAATTTAAAAACCCAGACCCAGTAGCTATCCCACTATATTGCTCATCTATTTCAATAAACCTTTGCCCAGTAGCTGGGTCTCCAGTAGGGATAACTTCAAAAGGAGAATTATATTTAAATTCTCCCTGAATTGAAACTTTAACTTTTGAATCATCTTTGCTAGCATTCACAGAAGAATTTCTCTTATGTGAAACATTTCCGACTTGGTCTGTATTTTCAGGGTCAGAGAATACATAGGAAAAGTTAATAACATTAGTTCCTGTATCTATATCATAAGATACTGTTTTCGGACCTCTATCCATAAAGGTATAGATTCCGCTTTCATAATCAGATAGGGAAGATGCGATGGCGTTAACTGCAATTTCTTGAGCTTGAGATGCTGTAAATAGTCCTGTAGTCACAAGACCCTCCGAGTTTCTAATGGAGTCAAAGTCCCCTTGAATACTAGCGTTAACGTTCACGCTTAAACCAGCTTCTTTCTCGTAAGATATAGAACAGTTTGATGAAAAAACTCCAGATAAGCCAGTCTTCATATACTCGCTTGAGTTATAACGATAAGTTTCTTGCAGCCCGTAGATATTCTGGCTCTTGTCTATATTCTCTGTCCTAGACATCAAATAGCCTGTCGCTCCAGTCAAAAATAGACTTAAATCACGATAACCTGTTGTTCTACCAGTGACGAAGTGTCTAGCATTTACCAATGGAGAGGTCGCATCAACTTTTAACCCTTGTGCCGAAACATTGTGGCTAGCCTCTACCACACGACCATCTTGTTCATTAAAAGACCAAGTATCGGTAGGATTATTTATTCCAAAAAATTCAGAAAAGTCTTCCGATTTATAACAGCTAAAAGATACAGAATAAGGCAAGACAGTACTCAAATCAGAATCGGAAAAAGAAATTGTCTCAGGCTTTGCTTGTGTAAAAGTCTTATTACCTGCGTCATGAGAAACAGTAAGAGTTTCAAATGTTGACATTAAACCACTAACCATTTGCATCTTCTGCAAGTGTAAACCACTTAAATTTTCTCCAGTTAAGTTGCCTACGAGTTCAACCGTATTTCTAAAGTGGTCAGCCTTGCCTCCAAGGTAAACAGGCTCAACCCCTTGTCCAACGAAAGGGAAAGGAGTTGGGAAAGTATAAGTTCCATATGTAATTTGTTCAGACATTACTCTTCAATAAATAAATAAGTTAAGTTTCTAGTAGCTTTCCCGTCCCCTAGGTTTAGACTTGTTGTATCCGAGGTAATATGAATAACATCCTCATCAACCAATTCATTTAATTCCGCAGTTTTTGATTGCAAAATTTCTTTGGCTTTGAGTATTCCTGCACTTTGACTAACTGTAGCTTCAGCTGACACGCTCGCTTGTCCGACAGTTTTTAGATTACTCTGTACAATCTGATCTGTTAAATCTTCTAAATTTAAAAATTTCTCCAATCTATTAATTTGATTTGTTTTATTTAAAGTCTTTTTAAATTTAAGTAATCCATCGTCAGATGATTGATATGCATCATCACTAGTGAATACTACACTCTCAGTAATCTTTCCCTCGGTTTTTAAGAAGTTTGTTGACCTACTCTTTTCAAAAAATTGAAATGTAGGATGAAATAATCTACGAATTTTTAATGAATATAGAGGCTGCTCGTTTCCCCAAGAAGCCCTAGTATTTTTAAATTTATCTATATTGTTCTTTCCATCCGATACGTATTCTATAGATAATGAATAACTTATAAATCTTCCATCTTTACTCTCAGTTCCAGAATATGATATCACATTCTCTTGAGATTTTTTGGGATCTGTTGAAAAAGAAAGGGAGATAGTTGCTTTATTTCCGTCTGTAGAGACTGCTTTAGATATAGAGTGTGGGTTGCCAAATTCAACTTGTTCTTCAGCCTTCTTCGCGTCAATAATATTTGCTATAGCTGCATTGATAACATTTTCAGAATCTAATCTAAGAGAAGTAAGATCTATATTTATAGTTTTGTTTAAGTAACCTCTTTCATCAATACTCAAGTTTTGAGTCTCTTTTTTACTGACCTTATTTGCATCATCAACTATTGAAGAATTCACATTCTCCTCTAAAGAAACGCTTAGCCCAATAAGATCATAAGTCTCACTTATCAAGCCCCGAAAATTATTGCTAATTTTAGCGTTTTCAGATATTCCATCTTCTTGATAACCAAAGTCAGGTCTATTCCCGAAATAATAATTAGTTAAAAAGGTCTTGGCATTATTGAGAAATTGATCTCCCGCATCTTGAATATATGTTAAGGATATCTTTCTACTTGAGCTGTAATCAGAGCCATTTCTAGAGAAATCATAAGACTCAGAAAAACTAGATATTGCATGAGGGTTTGGAATGTATTTTGCAAACTCAGAAGAAGAATAATCATCTAATCTTCTATACTCTTCTATTGTAACAGATACAACTTCAGATCCTACTAGAGTCCCAGCATCAAAACTATATGAAGTTATTTGACCATTTATATAATCATCAGCTCCGATTCTTGCTGTAATGTTTGGCCTGTTGTAGGCGCTTTCAATAGCGTCCCTGCCTTTAACTAAAGTAGTGTCTTCTTGTTCAATATTAATATCAGAAACGTCAATCTGATAAGATCCAACAACCTTATAGCCAAATAGCTCCTCAGTGTTCAGATAAGAATATTCTATCTGAACCGAAGAAGTTAAAACATTTGTTACTATTAAGCTAGCCATTTTAAATTTTATTATCTTTACTCAAGATCTGTTTCTGTAGTAAGCTTCCCAACTTTCAACTTTAAGGAGGCTAACTCTTTAGTTAATGTAGTTATTAAGGCTTTCTGAGTTGATACAAATTCAGCGTTTGTCTCAATTAAACCACTTGTGTCAACAACTGTTTGAGTTATCTTGGCTGAAAATTTATTTAAATTAGCTACATTTGCAGCTGCATTGTTCATTTCATCCAACAAGCTATTTATATTCTTAGCTAACCCAGCAGTATCTGCGTCCGTTTCTAATCTTTTGTAATTTTCTTTTGTTATCTCAAGTTGTCTTCTTAAATCTTCTTGAGTTTTAGTCAATTCATCTATCGCTTTTTTCTCTGACATCCCTTCTCCAGCAAGGAGATCGTCAACAACACTCTCCCCTTTGTAACCTCCTTTTCTAGCTGCTCTTTCTAGCGCCTCTCTAGACTCTTTATCCCCGAAATAAACTCTAGCTCTGGATTTAGCTCCCATAGCCCCCTCTCCAGAAAATATTTTAGAAAGTTCAGGCGCTAGTTTCTTAATTAGTTCAGAGAAGTTTTGAGTCAACCCTGCATTCTCTCCACCCTGCTGAACAGCGGCTTGCATTTGAGCTAATTTACGGACCTCTTCTCTTGTCATTTCAAAAGTCCCTCCTCTTCTTTCTACAGCAGACTTCCTAGCTTGGATATCTTTTGTAAAAGCTCTTAGATTGGTCATAGAGTCCATTAAGAAATTCAATGATCCCCCCCCTTTATTTCCCGCTACGGCTTTTTGAATAAAGTTTTCTGAAGCTTGAACTTCTTTTTCTTTTAGTTTTGATTTTTGCTTCTCTATATCTAATATACCTTTTTCAAGAGCTACCATTTTATTCTTAAATGAAATAGCCGACTTATTCACAATTGAATCAAAGTTTTCTCCAGCTGAAGTTACAGCATCCTGAAGCCCCTTTAAATCTTCTTCCGAAATTCCAGATCCAAACTTATTGGCTTCATCAAATTGTTTTTGAGCTATTGCTTTTTCATTTCTGGCTGCATTAATATCCCTAAACATTAAGTTTTGTTCAGAGGCTAATCCTACAGCGCCAGCGAAGGGACCAGAGACAGATTCAGATAACTGGGTTCTTAGTGTACCCTGAGTTTGCTCTGATTTAATTCTATCACCCACAAGAGCGCCCATAGCTAGAGCTTCTCTAGCCTTAGCTAACTTAAAACTTGCGACTCCTATAGCATCATTTGCCTTAATTATGTTTTCTTGATTTTTTAGTTCTGCCTTTTCGGTTAAGAATCTAGTACCCGCTAGCCTCATCGCAGCTTGATTTAAATTATGTTGAACTATTTCTCTCTCTTTATCCGAAATCTCTTCTCCCCTTTTGCCCCGCTCAAGGATTTCTGTTTTGGCTGCTAAAGCTGCTGAATAAGCGTTTTCAAGACCTACAGAGGCTGCAAAACCATCTGACTGTTTAACAAATTCTAAATTCTTTTTTACTTCTTCATTAAATGTAGATACGTCAAAATCTAAAACTCCAGATTCTCTAGCCTCTCTAGAGGAAGCCTGTTTCCTAAGCTTTACTTCTTGGTCTGCTCCTTCAGAGTCTCCTAATTTGCCGCCTAAGTATCCTCCTATTGCTCCCCCTATAATAGTCCCAACAACAGGTACTACAGAACCAATCAGTCCACCTATCAAAGCTCCACCCGTAGAGCCAGCGGCACTTTTATATCTCTCGTCTTTTTGAGACTGTTCTAAATCTTTATCAAAGAAAGCTGAACCAGCTTGAAATGCTCCCACCCCAATTGCTCCGACAGTTCCGAGTCTTTTAGCCGCCACACCCGCTTGAGAACCCTTCATTGCAGCTTGTGGGCCAAGTCCCATTTTTCTAAACTTGCCATAATCTCTCATTTGAGACATCTGACCCTTTCCTCCTCTTCCTAGATTGCCCAGAAAACCTGTTGAAGCAGCACCTCCTAAACCAGCTCCTCCTCCCAAAAGGAATTTCCCAGCTGCACCAGCCCCCCCTCCAGTAACGAGATTTAGGGTACTTAAAGTTATTAGTGCGTTAGCTGCTATTGAAGCACCCTCTGCTAGACTCTGCATTGCTGATTTTGCTCCTACTCTAGCCTTGCCTTCTTCTTTAATAGCTTTGATGCCAGATTTTATGTCTGCATAACTTTTTTTACTTTGTTTTAAAGATTCTATTTCCTCTGAAGTACTAGCATCTACAGCGTTTTTATTTTGTTCGTAACTTGATGTTACGCCTCCCAAGATACCTTGTAGTGAGAAAAGACCAATCATTAATGCACCAGTCGGACCAGTTTCGCCGCCTCCACCAGTATCCCCTTTAGCCCCTTTAGCCCCTTTAGTCCCTTTAGCAAACTTAGGCATATAGCCTCCAGCAAAACTTTTCTTAGAAAACTTGGGCCTCTTAACCGTAGTATATCTCCCTTGGTTAGCTAATTTTTTAGCAAAACTAGAATAACTATTCTTTCCAGCATTCTCCTTATAATCATACAGGTTTGTCGCTTGGTTTTTAACTCCAAACATGGTGTTAACATCTTTGCGTTTCTCTCCACTAACCCCCTTAATATCAAAATCTCCCCCATCGACCTTTCGGGCTGGACTAATTCCTAATCCAACATTAACAGCAGCTTCAAATGCCGCGCCAACAACTCCTCTGAGTGCTCCTTTACCACCACCCTGTCTTTGTAGCATTTTGCTAATTTGAGATGGTTTAGGCTTACCTAGAATAGGATTTAACGATCCAGCATAGTTTGCTGCACTTGTAGTAACCCCTCTTGTTATATTCTTCCTCAGTCTTTCGTCTTGAGGGTTGGCTGCTCCATCAACAGTTTCTGGAACCTTGGGTCCATAAACACCCAATCCCGCCCCGTATTCAAACCCCATGTTCTTACCCTTGAATTTAAATCTACCTCTAGTCCCCTTATTTATTCTAGAGGTTTTACCTATATTCGGAACAAGCATAGCTGATCCAGTAGGATTAACTTGAATTACATCCTCCATTTTTTGAGTAGGCGCAACCTTCGGGGCTGCTCCGAATCTACTACTGGCAGCAGCTCCACTATATCCAGCATCTATAGCTTGTTGCCTAGTTGTTATATCTGTCCTATTCTTGAGGGGAGATAAAAACCCTCTGTTATATTTGGGTAGATTTCCTCCAGCATACATGGGGATAACAGCAGAATTTCCTCCTGCAAAATTAGGTATCTCTACCTCATTGTCATTCATGACAAATCTACGGCCACCAATAGTCCCCTTACCGAAATGAGCTTGCACATTATTAGGAGCGCCAAGCATTCTAGCGGTAGCCTCTTCCTCCATAAATCCAGAAGCATAACGCTTGCCCCGCCGACCCTTAAAAGTCCCAGAAGTAGCACTAAACCCAGTAACACCTTTCGCGGCAGCAGAGGTCGCAATTTGCCTCACCAACTGGGCTTGTCGCTCCAAAAGTTTGTTTTCGCTCCTTATAGCATTTAAAACTAATTGTTCTTTTTGGGCTTGAGTTATTGTCGAGCTTGTAATTGCATTTCTAAGGCTTTCATCCTTTTGCAGCAAACCGACGATCCCCCCTTCAATATTTTTAATCCTCTCTGTCTGGGTTCCAATCGCGAACAAGGATTTTAATCCGTCTCCAGCGAACCTAGCGACTAATTTGAAAATCTTAATAAAAGCAGCTGTAAAGATGACTACAGCGGGGCCACTCAGGAAACTACCTATGGCTTTAAACAATCCTTTAATAAACGTATTGCCCTTATCTGGATCAAGAGCCTTATCCAAAAACTCTGTAAACTTATTGGCTAAACCAATTAGGTTTTGTAGAAGAGGCCCAAAAGTAATTGTCCCTATCTTTTCAGAAAGACTGGTTAAACCCTGAACAAGTACATTTATTTGAGATGATATTGATTTGCTTAACTCTGCGTTCTTTTGAAAAGCTTCATTTGTGGCTTGAGAGGCTGTTCTCGCTGCACTGGCAAATATAGAAGTATCAGAACCCAAGTCTTTTAAAGCAGCACTAACAACGTTAATTTGGAATACGCCACCTGCGAGTTCTTTGATTTGAGAAGCCACAGTTGGATCGGAGACATTCTGCAAGGCTACAGATAAAGCGTTGAGTTTTTGAATTCCTGTTTGAGTCGCATCAATTTCAACCCCCAACTCTTTAAGTTTGTCAATTGTACTTCCCCTAGATATTCTAGTGAAAATAGATTTAAATGCGTTACCAATAACCGCTCCTCCCCTAGCTGTCTTTTGTTCTACAGCTGTCACAAGCCCCAAGAGCTGATCAAAACTAACTCCAGCATCCTCCGCTGTAGATCCAGCACGACTAAATGCCTCTGCCAAATCCTGAGCAGATACAGCGAAAGCTGTGTCAACAGCAACCAATTTATTAACGATTTGATTTGCGTTTAATCCAGCAGATGCAAACCCGTTAATCGCAGCAGTGAGGGCTTTAACAGATTTCTCTGCATCTAATCCAGAGATTCTCGTTAGGACTAAAGACGCTTTTAGTCTTTTAGCGGTCTCTTCTGCGCTTAGACCTTGCCTAGCTAATTCAGCAGCACCATCTGCAACGGTCGCAAATGATTGGCCAGTTTCTTTTGCAACCTTAAATATTGAATTCCTAAATTTATTGAATGTCGCGTCAGTAGCTTGAAAAATAGAGTTTATTTCAATTAATCGTTTTTCTACTTCAATAGTTGAAGAAACTAATTTTTTAAAAGATTGAGTTACTCCGTTTAGAACGGCGGTAGTAGCTCCAAATGCAAAGACACGAGCCGTGGAAGCATCCAGAGATTTCTGGAACTCCGAGGCTTGTCCCGTGATTCTCCCTAAAGCCTGTTGAACCTGCTTCGTAGAAGAATTCAGGCTCTGCGGGTTTAGAGAGACATTTAGGGATGCATTTAGACTGGTAGCCATATAGTGTAATTTACACCTATCAGCTTAAAAAGTCCTCTGCTTTAAGTTCTCCCCCTCTTACTTGAGATTTACGTCTTAGATCATCTAGACCATGAGAAACCTTTGTGTCCTTCTCTTCTTTCTCCTCGTAATTCATCATTCTTACTGGGTCTCCATAAATTTCCTCGGGTATTCTTGTGTTTTTAATCTTATTTAATAACCCATTGGAGACTACGATTAGATATTTTTGAAAGTTTGTTATATCCTCAAATGTCTTACCCAAGAGCGTTAAAGGATTCCCATCTTGAGCAGAGAATAAATCAAAAAACCCACCAAAATAAGAGGCTTTTAATATTGATTCTCGATTATTGAGTTCCCCATACCTAGAGAACATAGCTGTAGTAAAAACAAGCTCTTGCTCTTGAGTCGGAGATTCTGTAAAATCTAAATCCATAAAAATAGACTGTTTAAACATCCTCTTAACTCTTTTTACTTCAGATAAGTGCTCCGCACTATAAGAAGTTATATTGGCTCTTTTAACCCTGATTTCTTTGAGTTCGTCTTCTTGACTATCTATCTGCCTCTTGAATATTTCCTTTTGCTTGGGATCTTCAATCTTACCGAAAGCTGTAAGTGATTTTTTTATAGTCCACTCTAAGGACTTTATTTTATCCTCTTTCTGCACTGACCAAGACTTTCTTTTAATAGCGGTCTCAACTAGATCTTTCTCGGTCTTAATACCTGATTTTATAGATCGACTAATATCAAGCTCTTGTAGGTTATCTAATTCAAGAAGTTCAAGCACAGTAAAGTGCTTGAAATAGCATTGACTATCAGAACTTGTTAAAACACTGTATCCACGAACTATGTCTAATAAGTCAATAGAGTATTTATTCTCCTTGTTGTTCATCTAAAGCTTCTGCTTCAGGTTCAAACAGGTCTTTTAGAGCTTCATCAATTGATTTCTGATCATTGCCCATTTTATTATACCAAATACTAGCAACCCTAATAAGCTTCTCAAAACACTCGTCGTAAATCTTTTTGGCTCTTAAGAATGTAGCGTCTTCAATGTCTTCGTCTTCAGCTTCTTGTAGTCTAATCAAGAACATCCGTTTTTGCTCAAATTCGTCTCCTTCAAAAATATCAAACAAATCTTTCTTGTCATTGATACTATCTTCAAAATAAGAGAAGTTTAACACCAGCCACTCAATAACTTTTATCTCAGCTTTTGAGTCTGCAGTTTGACTGAATTGAGACCTTAGAGAAGTTTCATATTCATGTAGTTGAACTCTAGTATGCGTGAACAGTTTTTTAGCTTCTTCTAACTGCTCTTTTTGCTCTTCAGACAAATCTTTTGCACCAGCAAAAAACTCAATTGTTCTTGAGGATTCCATATTATCAATGATAATCTGGTTCATGGCTTCTTGGGACGTTTTAGAAGTAAGCCCGCCCATGTCTCCAAGTTTCTTAGACAGCATAGCTTTAGTTAAAAATCCAGCGTTAATATATTCGTTGTATTTCTGCCCGTAGAAGAACTCGGCGTCTTCAAGGTCTAGAATAGATGGCTTCCGAAAAACAATTCTATTCTTAATGGTGTTTTTTACTTTTTTAGTAGTTTCAACTGGACCATTTTTAGTTTTTTTGACATGAGGAACCTCTTTCTCAATGGTTCTCTTTACATCAAACGAGTATAGCTCTTTCATGTATATTATTATATAAATATACAGAAAAAAATCAACTTATACAACCTGTGGCCTCTAAAGAAAGTACCGAGTCCCCATGTTTAGTGAACATAACTAGATTTGACCTTCCATTCAAAACGCTATCTCCCGTCACATCTAATCCATTAGCTATTAAAATATCATCTTTATAATAAGAAAACGTGGAGTTTAGAAAATCATGATGTATTTCAAGGTCAAAGGGGACTCCGCTTCTATAACCCCCAAAGAAATTACCACTTTGGTCAAATATATAACCTTCCGCTCCAGAAAACGTCATTAAGTTAGCTGTTTTAAAACCTCCGTCTATACCTGTCTCCATAATGGAAAACTCAAAACCACTGATAGGAGAATCAATCGTTACATCTACATTGTAGATACAATTTTTATAATTTGGTAGGTTTCCGCTAGTAATCATTTTATTATTGGGAAATAGTAAGAGAAACTTACAGAAGTATTATCGTCTAGAGAAGTCGATTCCTCAACAGATTCTAAACAACAGCCACTTGTAGTAAAATCTAAAATAGATTCATTGTCTCTACCTTTTAAGTCGATAGTAATCACCCCGCTTTCGCAAACTAGACTGGAAATATTAATTCCAGTAACATCTGTCTTTAAAACATTAAAATTAAGACTCCCCTGAGCTGGCATCTGAGGATATCTGTATTGAGGGACTCTAGTACCCAACCTAGTTACAGGAGTCTTTTGAAGAGAAACTGATATAGAAAAATCTTGTATATTTAAGCCAGTAGTATCTATTCCTTCGTCGCCGTTAGAAGATGTGTAGATCTCGATATCTTCAGGTCTAAAGAACCCGTCAAATATATCGTTAGATTCACTTGTTAAAGCTCCAGCGTTAGTAAAAATAGCTCCATCTCCCTCGTAAGAAGAAGATCCCTTAACAATATCCCCCACAGATCCATTAATAGAATAAGATGTTAAAGCTGCTCCAGAAATAGTGGTCACACCAACAGAGTCCTTTGCTTTAAATTCAAAAAAACCAGTAGATAAAAAACCTGACTTCATATTTTGGTAGCTGTAAATAGGGTCAATCCCAGTAGCTCCAGTTGTTAAATTAACGTCATAGGTTAATGTGGTAGATTGGTTGGAGGTTAATATTCTGTCTACAGAGTGGGAAGCTCCTAATCTTTGGATATCAACAACACTCTTAGGAGATGAAATAGATAGCGAGGTTACAGAAGGAATCCGCTGATCATCTACAAAAAGCTGAACATCACTAGAATGAATCCTATCTGGCATATAGTAGTTTACACAAAAAAGCCCCGCATTCCTGCGAGGCTTTTTCTAGATATAATAGTTATATTAAGACCCAGCTCCGTCTTCCGAGGAATAAGGTGATATGGTATTGTTCTTTTTATACATGAATCCTTCTCCAAATTTTTGAGAAGCAGTAGTGCTATATACATCAGGTTGATTTGCATTAATTCCAGAGTAAAAGAATCCTTGATCAGTTTGGTTTACTCCTCCAACCTGAGTGGAGAATGTCAATTCAATTGATTCATTATCATCTAAGCCTTGAGAGAATCCCTGTGAATCCATCACAGCCTTCTGCATAGTGTATTGATGTTTAGTTTTCCCGTCACTTCCCTTTACGGTAAGAGAGATATTTGTCGTCTCATTTCCAGCGTTTCCAGTCAAGATCTTATCTATTTGACCTGATTGAATATTTTTGAGCAGCGCACTCACAGACATGGTGACGTTGATTGGGAAATCCAAGGGCTTAGCAACAGCCTTGGCTGATCCTAGGGCTTCAATAGGAGTCCTAGAAAGAGGGACTTCAATAGAAGCACTCTGAACATGCATATCTCCGAGATCAGTTCCTCCAAAAGAAAATTCTTCTGTGGAAAAAGCTAGAGTTACATCTTCTGGGCGTAGAACAAGAACATCCATATTACCTGTACTAGGAGTACCAAGCATAAATTGACCCGTATCTGCGCGGCCACCAGCTCTATTCAAAGATGGGTTATAAAGGCCAGAACTTGTTGTATCAAATGTAATGTTTTCTGCAGTTCCATCAATATCTACCCTTGGGATCTCTCCAACAGCAAAGTTAACAGAATAACTCTCAAAGTTACAGTTCCCGAGAGAAACAACATCATGACCAGCTCTTTCCGCTGTAGAGAATCTCCCAGTTGGGTTATCAATAAATGAACTAGTAGATGCAAAAGCATCTTCGCCCTCTTTAACAGTCAAAACAAAAAGGTTCTTCTCTCTTTTGGCTGGATCTTCAGCAATGATCCCAGAGATAAATTGATCTTGAAGAACGCCAGCGTTATTCTTACCGAGACCATTAAATCCTAAATTACCCTCGTTTTCTCCATTCCCAAGATAATACCCAAGGGAAAAAGAGGGGTTAAGATCACCTAAAGTGATCGTTCCAATTCGTGCTAGTTGACCAAATTCTCTAATGTCCTGTCGCCCTCCAGCGATATCAACGTCAAAAGATAAAGTGTCTACTCGATGTAGCTGTTGAGGCATAACGCCAGTGAGTGATGCTTGAGGCGCTGTAAGGCCACCAAGTGTACCAGTAGGGGATACATAAACAGCTTTGCTTTGTGAAATTATTCTAGTTCTAGAAGCCATAAGATTTTAAGTTAAAAATGTAAAGGTTTACACCTTCTTACACAGATTTAAGCCCTAGGGAAACGATAAGTGCATAATTCAAAGTCAATATAGCCAATTGAGATATTTTTATTTAAGTTTTCCCTGATTCTTTCTGACACGATCTTTGATACAGAAACATCTTTGATATGAGACTTCACAGGATCTGATTGCCCTGAAATTAAATTATTATAATTATAAGGGAAATCTTTAATGGAAAAAGAGAAACCGTATGGGAAATCTTCATATGGGACATGAGTCATGTCTTTTCTGACAGAGTCTCTAAATAAAGATAAAACGGAATCTAGAGTATAATTATCAAAGGATAATACCATAACTCTGATTCTAGTAGTAGTGTCTTCCTCTCCCCCGAAAGAAAATTCCTTGTTATCTGAAGAAGCTACAGATATGAAACATGCTGGCAAAAAGTAAGTGGTCTCATCAAACTCTCCCGTTTTACCATACTGATAAGGTAACTCTGTAGCGCTATCTTTGAAATCAGAATGAATGATGATTTGAGCATCAGTATCATTTGTGATATAGGTATTTACTTCTTTTACTGTAGAATTTGCCGTCAAAGCATTGCTTGCTATCTCTGCACCAGAGGCTTGCGGGAAAATAAGTCTACCATTTTCGTAATCTGTAAAAATACCTCCATTTTCGTCATAATCACCTGTAATAAAATTATTCCCTAAGAAAAAACCTGAGTTTGGATTATCAACTCCATATTCTCCTACAAGAGATCGGTACTTGCCTTGAAATCCTATATGAGTTGATGGTATATCAGAAAAAGATCCTGATACAAAAGCATTATCTAAATCTATTTTATAAGCCTTAGCCGAATCACTCAACAAGCGATTTTCAAACCATAGGTAAAAACTGGATAAAATATTCTGATCAAATTGTGCTTTCATCTATCTAACCTTAACAAATTCTTTTTAAAATTCTCTATTAACTGCCCAATATACGGAGTCCTAGTAAACTTTACACCAGAAGATCTATTTTTGACCTGTATCCCCGTACCAGAAGAAGATTGCCCAAAACCAGCAGAGCTGTATAGAAACTGCCCTAAGTTTGTTATACCTCCTTCTTCAACGCTTTTCGCCCAACTCTTTCCTGTCATCCAAGGGATCGGAGTCAAATTATATATGTCATCTGTAGAGGGTATATAAAAAGTAACGTTGTATTGCCCTTTGTTATTCCTTTTCCGTACCGTAAACCTAATCTTTTGTCTAAAAATCTCAGATATAATTTCCGTTGGATTATCTCCTCCTGAGAACCCTATAAAAGAAAAAAGGTTACCGTATCCTCCCAAGCTTCCACTAGTATTAGACGCAGTCGGACCAGCATCTAATTCAACTGTGATTGGGTGTACTTTAAATTCTTTTTGTAGGTCTTTCTGCCTATCCTCTATTTTTGGAGCGATAACCTGCCGAATAGCCATCGCCATAGATTTACTATTCGGGCTATCTGCAGTAAGCTCTCTTAGTAGTTCTTTGGCGTTTATAGTCACCACGGGCTTTGAAACCCTCATGAAATTCTTTTTTGCCATTAGTTTTCACGTTTCAAAAAGATCGAGTAAAATTGAGTATCAAATGGTCCGATGATTTTTGCATCTCCATCAATTACAAAGAGTTGATCATCAACTTCTATCTTTGAACAAATCTTAAGTTTCTCGTATGCGTCAGCTTTTATTTTGACTCTAATTTGGCCTTCTGATCCTACAAGATTCATTTGTCCGTTCCCATCTAGTATATCTTCTTTTTGTTCGTTTTTATAATAAATGCGAGCAGGGAACGTGTACTTGGTTAGAGTTATCTCAGAAGAGATTTTGGCTGCGTTTTTATTTCTGCCATACAAAGGGTTGAAATTAAGCTCAGCTGGGACCACAGAAGCCTCCTTGACGTAGATAAAGATATTTCTAGCAAATGTATCATGGACGTTACTTAAAGCTGAATTAATAGCGGATTTTTCAGCGTCTGTGAGTAAGGAGGGCATATTAAACTAATTGACCAGACAAGTTAAAAGTTCCATCTGTCCCTGCGACTTGAACGGGGGAAGATTTTTGATAGTTATACTGGAAAAGGAGTCCATCAAGAGCTTCTTGAGCTTGTTCTCCTAAATCCTTATATGTTTTGGCTACAGAGTTTTTATTCTGTCTCTGGATTGTCGTATCACCTTCTTTAATGGTCACCCAATCTACAGAATCAGAATAAGTAAATGATCTTAGAGATTCTCTTGCTGATTTTTGGTAATACCAGATCTCATACAATTTAGAAAAAATATTCTTTTCTACTTCAGCTAGACCTGTATTATCCATTAAGATCGCTCCAGTAGAGTCTACTGAAAATTCTTCATGTATAAGGCCATTAAACTCTCCAATATTAGTTTCCAGCCACCCAGAAACAAATCCAACATTATATGACCCCGTATCATTAGGGAAATCATATGTGACAATATCAGTAGCTAAAACTCCAAGATCATTCATTAATTAAAAACCTTCTTTAAATAACCTTACAGTAGATTCGTAGTCTGGGGAACTTGGATCTAAAATTGGTTTAGATGAACCTTGAACTGTTACGTTGTGTTTCTGGACATAAAAATCAAAAGATTTCATCAAAGATTTCCTAAGTAGGTTCATATTTCTCTCTCTTGGGATGCCAACTCTAGCTGCTAAATCAGTTAATTCAGAAGCATTACAAGAATCTAGACGTTGCCTGAAAACGTCTCGATGTAGTGTCCCATAAGGATTCATTTGAGGCATACCCAATAGATCTTCTAATTCTTTTACATGTTCAATCTGTTCCTCCTTAGAACTCCTGTGTTTACCATCAGTGACATCAAACTCTTCTAAGTGTTTCTTTTCAATTCCCTTTGAAGCTTTCATTTTCTTTGCTGGTTTTTTCTCACTCATAATACATAATAGTTAAAATTTAGATAAAAATCAAAAAAAAAGAGCCGCCCCTTATGGAGCGACTCTCTTTATAAGTAACATCAGGTTGATTATACCACCAAGCCGATAAGAGCTGTATTGTCGATGCAAATACGACCCTCTTCAACTTTACCGTAGTATCCAATCTTGTTCTGACGAACAGAGAACTGATCGTCAACAAGGACTTGGAATTCAGATGGTGATCCCTCACCAACAACGGTAGGACGGATAAGAGCATCCTTAGAACGGTCGATACCGATGAGAATTTCATCATCACCAGTTACCCAAGTTCCAGATCCTCCACCACCGATAACAGTAGCACCTTCGGAAGCAACAACAGCACCAAAGAGCTTATTGAAGCGTTGTCCGATGCCCATCTCGTTGATCTCCATAACATTAATTCCGTAGAAAGAAGGAAGACCAGCAGCACTGAAGAGTTCTTGACGAAGAGCGTCAGGAGCAGGAAGACTGTCCTTAACTGCAGATCCGTAAGGGGCTTCAGCGGTGTTGATTGGGTTATAAGCCATTGCCCGAAGCTCCTCGACCATTTCTGGAGAAATAAGGAGATCAGAAATACCAGATTTAATGCCTCCAACAGGAGTTCCTCCACTGAAGGAACTATTGATACGCTTACTCTTGGTAATCAGGTTATTAAAGTCTGCAAGGACAAAACGGTCAGCCGCAGAAGAACCAATGATGCTTCCACCAGCGGTTGTTCCAGTTCCAGTTCCTTTTACCAAAGCGGTAGCGAGAACGTTGAAAGCGGTAGTCGTTTGCTTGAGCAGGACTTCTTGAGCCATCCGAGTGAAAGTCTTACTTACAACATCGAGGCGAGCCTTACGGACGTACTTGCGATCAAACGCAAGAGCACTGTCCAAAGTGTAAGTGCTGAACTTCAACTCATTGTGAGCGGGGAAGACTTGACTGTATGGGAGTCCACCAGCAACCTGTTGAGAATACACTTCAATGTAGTCTTGGTCGGTAATGTCGTGGAAAAGGTCCAAGGGAAGAGAAGGATTATCATCTTCTCCATAAGAAATCGTCGTATAGAGATTTCCAATGGTAGGAGCATTGTTGATAACTTCAGATACAACAGGTCCAAGCAGTTCTGCAACTGCTGCCTGAGCCTCATAAGCCTCTTCACGATTATTAGATCCCATTGCTCTAATAAGAGCCAACTGATCTTCAGTTCTTTTAATTGTGATTTTCATTTTCGTAAATATTAGCAGTTAAGTTTAAGAATTGCGTAAGCACCTGCGAAAGCATCAGTCGTTCCACCTTGTGACTCACGAAGTCCAGTTCCAATGAAGGTTCCGATTGAATGAGTGTGATGTTGACCGTGGTTAGCTGCAGTACTAGTGATACCAGTAATAGTTCCATTCAAAGAAGGCACAGCGAACTGATTAACAGTAGGTGCGACTCCATTTGTGAGACCATTTGCATTGATTGTGAAGATACCTTTTGTAGCGATAGGAACCGCTTCGCCAGATACAACACACTGAAGTTCTTCCTTCTTCTGTGGGTAGTATAGAAGGTTCTCTCCGTTTTCATCTTTAGCGCGGACATCGCGCAAAAGAATTCCGAGAGCTTTAGCATTACCTCCAGTAGCGACCATTTTGGTCACCTTGTAAGGTACTTCTGGGTAAAGGGAAAGACCTTTGCCCATAGTGGATTGATACGAGTCGGCATCGCCTCGTTCAACATAACTGACAGGATCGTCGGAAAGGTTAGCAGCGCTTACCTTTACAACAGAACCAGCCTCACCCGTTTCGGCATCAAGAGAATAGAAGTTGATAACATCATTCTCGTCATATTGACGAAAGGGCAATAAACGTGTAATTTCGTTAGCCATAATATATAATTGTTAATTTTTTAGTTTGCAACTTCTACAGAGAAGTTCTTCTTAAGCCTCTCGACAAAAGAAATTTGTTCGCTTGCTTCAGCGTTGTTATTAGGGATAGAAGCTTCAGCCTCTTCTCCTTCAACTTCAAGCTCTTCTTCCGACTCTTCTTCGTTAGCAGCCTCTTCTTCAGGTTCGTCACCTTCTTCACGGCTAGCAATAGCTTCGTCGATACGAGCTTTAATTTCTGCTTCTTTTGACTCAATATTCTTTTTGAGTTTGTGAGCAAAAATCACTTCAAGCTTTTCCTTATAGGAATTAAAATTTTCTTCGGAAGAACCTAGGTCTTTTACTTCAGCAGTAACCAAAGCGAGTTCTTTCTCGTTAAGGTCATAATCGCTATCAATAAAATTCATACGGTCATTGAAAAGGTCAACAGCAGCTTTTGCTTCAACCTCACCCCTAAGAGCGTCTAGTTCTTCTTTTGTTTGCTTAAAAGAGTCTTGCAACTCATTAAGCTCAGCTTCGGCTTTAGCCTTAGCTTCCTGCTCAACTTTCATCTTGGAAGTCCAAGACTCGTTGTGTTCTACGAGAGTATCGCGGATACTTTCGCTAACAGTTTTAGCCTCAGAGCCTTCCTTCACAGCAGAAGCAACACTCTTGGTCAACTGACAGATTAATTGATCAAATTGTTCGTTATCCATATTAAAAATACTTTTTAATTTGTTTGAGTTTACATTAATATTACTATTTCGGGAAATTTTTTCTACTTTTTTATTATCTAAATCATTTTTTGTTGTATAAACTCCCTTTACTGCGGCGGCAGGATTTTTAGTTAATGCTGCCCCTAAAGGATAAGTTTGGCCGACAATTAATCTATTCACAGGATTGCCGTTTTTATCGACTCCCTTCCCTCCTAACCCTCTAATATATTGTTTTAAATCTTCTTTTTCAGCACCTTCTGCGATGATAGATTCGTTTAGATATTTAGAGCCAACAGCCACTTCAAACTGCTTGAATGCTAGTTCCCAGCTGGTAGAGATACTTTGATAAGACGGCTCCTCTTCTTCAGAAGCTTCTGTGATAGCCTCGGCTAATTCAGGATAAACAGATTTATAAATCAATCCAGCAGCATTAATATAAAAAGGCTCTGTTTTATCAGCATAAGATTCAATATCATTATCTTTAAAATCAAACTCTTTATCAGAGAATGAAGCATTAATCATATGACCAACTATTTTATCTTTTTTGTGCTCAATATTGATTGGCTTATTAATAAAACGTTTTACAGCTGCGATAGCTGTTTCCGCATCAATGCCGTCTCCATTTTTATTAAACTCGTTCACCTTGGCCAAATTAAAGACCACAGGCAAAACATCGATATTCTCTTCTGGATTAAAGTCTTCTGGCAACAAAGATTCTGCGGCTTCTTGAATAGAACCTTTAGAAAGCCCAAATAATTCAAACTCTTCGTTTTTTATCTCCCTTACTTTTCCTTCAAATAAGCAAATGTTAAAATCATCCAACAACATATTATGTCTTACACGGAAATTTGAGTTGAATGATATAAAATTGCAGAAGCCAAGTCATCCAATTGATGTTGACATCCTAATTCTAGAACTTTTTGGTTGACTGCGAGAGAAGACAGCTTGTCTAAATCTTGAACTATTTCTGATAAAGTAGGCTCCCAATCAATACTGTCTTTAGCGATAACAATAGATTCACAAACTTGAGTCACCATCTCCTTCTTTTGCTTAGACATTCTTTTGAGTCCAAACTTTGAAGCGAATTCTCTAAAAGCTAAAATTTCAAGTTCATTGATTCTTTTAGTGGCTTCCACGATGTTTTTCTTTGAGTAAGAGGAATTAGAGACCCCAATCGGTCTTCCCCCAGACGGTGCAACAGCTTGAGGTTTATTAGGTTCTGGAGAACCACCCTCTTCTTCATTATACAAATTAATTGTATTTACAAGAGGCATATAATGCCCTTTTTCACGCTCTTCCTTAAATTTATCTTGAGCTACTTGCATATCAGAAGCCTTAGGGAAAACTCCAGTGTGGACAACCTTCATGCCTTGTTCTGGGGTAAGGACTCCCAACTCCATCAATCTTGTGGCCAACTTTGACAGGTTATTGTCATCCATTGTATCTGTCCTAACAAATTTAGCTTCTGGCCAAGAACGAAGGCCAGCAGCCTTGCATATTCTTCTGATCTCAGGATTAATAAAGTCATTTAGGAAGGCTCTACGAGACTCTTCTAATCTCTGGAAGAAAACCTTCATTTTGATTTGAGTATCCGAATATTTGGATTCTCCTATAAGAATGTTCTGCAAACCCTGTTCAATATCTCTGTTTAAGACTTCGTATTTTTCTGGGCCTACGACTTTCCGAATATCTGGAATGATAAAATCTGCTTTTGTTGTATAGTCAGAAACAAGAACACGACCAACACTCTGATTCTTAAATATTTGCTGCATGGCAGCTAGGTTTCGGTGATTGACTCCGCCCTTATCTGGCTCATTGCCCATTGTCACTAATAAAACTACATTCTCAATAGAACGACTAATTGCCTGATCAATATTCTTCAATTCTATTTTTCTATTAATATCATCAAGAACAGAATAACCTAAGGGGATCGCCAAAGGCTCGTAATCTTGCTTTTTAGCGAAAACAACGTGCAATAATTGTGGGTCAAGTTTAATTTGAACTCTAGTCATTGCATAAGAACTTTTTCCTGATTTAAGGGCTTGTTGGACATCTTCGGGCAAAGATTTAAACATTTCTAACTCATGTTCTGTCTCTGGCTTTTGCAGCCGAGAAATTTCAAATGGAGATAATACCTTAAAATATTCATAGCCACTAAATGAAACAGAGCCTTTTGTTGCGATATCTGTGGGGTTGATCAAAAGATATCTAATAGGGATTTCTTTCCTAGAACTAGCCCCATAAGCTTCTAGCATTTTTTGTGAATTTTTAAGAGGTATTTTCCCATCTACTCTATAAAAGAAGACGTTACCTGATCGGTAATACTCTCTGAAGTATTGTTGTTTTAAATCATGCATCTTGATTCTTTTGAACCAAGCGTCGATAAATTTTCTAGATTTTTCTGTACCCCCCTCAAGATATACTTCTGAGTCAGCAAATTCAGACAAAAGATCAATCGTGCCTTTAAAAGAAGAAATATTAAAATAAGCTTTTTGACAAAGTTCTACTGCTTCTTTAGCGTCTGCAGAGTCTTTCTCATAGTTAAACGGTAAGATTCCGTTTTTGATATTTTCAAATTTATTACCTAAGCCTGAAGTGGCAACAGCATTGGTACGAGCTTTCGTTCTAGCTGTAGGAGAGTCTAAACGAGAAGACTCTGAGCTGAAAACAGGTTCTCCAATTAGTTCTGGCTGAAAACCCTCGTCTTGAGGTTGAATTAGGTTTTCAAGTGGAATTTTTTTCTTATTGAACTTTTCCCAATATTCAGAGCGTTTAGTATATCTACGAGCCATATCAAAGTTTACACTAAAGTTATAAAAGTGACTTTAGAACTTTTCAAATAGCAAAAGGAATAAATGTTCCTTCTGGCTTTCTCTCTTCATTAGCATTTTCTGAATCAAAGAACACCTTGGCAAACCAATTGCCCAGAACCAAGGCAGAATAAGAATCTTTTCTTGCTCTATTCGGCCCTTTCTGTCTCCTGAGGTTTTGAGGCAAGTTAAATGCCTGTGATCCTTGTGGGTTCCCTATGACCTCAATGTTAGCGCATTCAGACTTTGTAAGTTCTACTACATACTTTTGATGATCAATCAGATCAATCATCATGGCCCCTTTGGACGCCTTTGGTGTTTTGATATCCCATTTAAGCTTATCTATAGGAATATTCTTTTTCCTTTGTGAATCAAAGTGGCTATCTATCGCTCTAGAAGCAAATAAAATTCTTTTATGATCTATCGCCGCCTGTAGCATCTCGTTAGCATTTCTAATCCAGTTGGAGGTAGGTTTTCTTAAAATGCAATAATTTCTCTCTCTTAGATTATATTGATTTTTAAAATTTAATATATCTGAGTTCCAATTCTCTGGTTTCTCTAGATCAACTTCAACTACTCCGATTTTCACTTTAGCGTCTTTAAATAAAGCGCTTTCATTACAAGAATTTATAAACTGAACTCCTCCATTGTAGTCTCCACATATACCGACAATATTAAAGTGTTGTATTAGGTATAGGAAGTAATCCATGTGTTGTTTTAGAGAAACACCAGCAATAGCATAACTATGTACTAAACAGATTTTCTGAGCGTCTCTATCGACTTTGAAGACATGCATTGCAAAATGGTCAGCACTTGTATTACCAGCCCAGTTGGGGTCAAAAGCAAGTATATATTCATCACTAGAGTTCCCAATAATTTCTACAGCAGGAGATTCACCATCAGGTATAGTGCAAGCAGCCATTTTTGATAATCTAAAGTAGCCATCGCTCTCATCAATAAATTGTGCGCCAAACTCCCTCTTGAACTGCATTTCTGACATTGTAGCTTTAGCTTGCTTGAGTAGGTTTTGGTCATATAGTCTTTTCGGAGCACAATCATAGCTTAACTGCATAATGAGTCTATAAGCATCATCTTTTGAGTCTTCATCCTCGTTATCTTCTATATCTTGCCCGAAGATAAGGTCTTCATATTTTTTGTATAATTTATACATATACTCAAATTTAAATGATGGAGATGATAAGATGATAAGCTTGTTGTTTGGCCATACGTATCTATCCTTTTCTTTCATCTCGCCTTTGTCGATTACTCTCGATTCTAGATTGTATAGTTCTTCCCTCTCGATAGGATTTTCTACCACACCAAGGAATGGTATGATAACTTCGTTAAAAATCTTTTCTGGAATAGTTAAGAACTCATCCAATACAATCCGATTAAAACGAAATCCACGAAGCCTTTCTCCATTAGCTAGAGGCAAGGCTATCGCCCTAGCTTTACCCAAAGTCATTGTCCATTGGTCAGTTCCCTTCTGAATCCTGAAACCACACTCTTTAATTAGACTAGCCTCGGGCTTACTCACAATATCTTCCATTTTTTGAAAAATTTGCTTAGATTGCCTAAAACTACCTGCGATAACACCAATGTTAGCATTCGGGTTGAGCAAGCATTCCATCAATACGTAGACCGCAGTAGAGAACGTCTTAGACATACCACGGGAAAAAACAAACATAGAATAATCAGAAACCATCATTCCTTTAATTGCCATAGCCTGAAAGGGGAAGAGCTTGACTCCCAAAAAAAGTTCCGAAGTAAAAGCAATGTTATTTCTTAGAAACTTATATAATAAATATTTAGCTTCTTCTTCTTTAATTGTGCCTTCTATTTTTTTCAGAGAGTTATTCAACTCCTGAGAGGAGTGCTCAAACCGAAATCCTTGTTTCCCTTTTTTCCAAGCCATTTATTCTTTTGTCTATAAAATATTGTAAGTCTACATTCCATAAGTCTTTCCCGTGGTATAAGATTAATGGTATGAGTTTTTTTGCTCCAGCCCTATTGTGAGCGAAAACAATTTGAAGGTTTTTCGGGTAATCTATTATTAAATTTCTTACATTATGCCACAAATAACCCAAGTTAGATTTGAACTTAGAAGTTTTATTGTGTTCTTCTAGTTTGTCTATCGAGGTCTCTGCGACAATGAACATATATGAATTAAACTCAACACATCTATCCATCTCTCTTCTGAAACGCTCTATATCTTTACCGAAAGTTTGTCTAAAATCGTCTTGCGCTTTTCTGTCTACGAAAGTCTTAGAATAAAGGTCTCCTCGTGCAGTATAATCCCCGAAGTCTAATTTATTTGTTATGGAGTCCTCAAATATTAATGGAGCCTTCTCTCTCGTGTCTGTGAATAGAGGAATACTCTTATGAGACGATTCCCAGAAATTTGAGGGAAGATTATTGTTGTAATAATTTTCTACTTTAAATTCTTTTAAAAAATCTGAATACGAACCCCAAAACTTTTTATAATAAAAAATATTCGCCATTTCAGACAAGTCATAAAAAAGATTAGGTGGGGAAACCTTGATATCCTTTAATTCAAATTTTTCTTTTGTTCTCTGTTTGATATAATCTTTAACCTCCTTTTTCGGAGCATATTCCATCCAAGAAACAAAATTATCGTAAGTGTTGAAGTTGTCGCGCATATATTGGTCATAATTTCTAAAAGCTAGCTTTTCATTAGTATACAAGTCTCTTTTGTCATAATGTTTTACATAGTAGTCTCCTATAGTAAGTGTATGTGCTTTCAGGTGAGCATGGAAACTCCTTTTCTTATCAAACTTCTTACCACACTCTAAACAAACAAATTCACTCATAAAATTTCCTTCTTAGATATTCCTAAAATGCGAGCCTTATATTCGTCCATGGACTCTAATCGATCTGCCTCTTCTTCAATTAGCTTATTTTGCATCTCCGCCATTAAAATCATGCGTTCTCGCTCTTCTTTCTCTTGAAACGCTTCCACTAAAGCCGCAATACTTCCATTTTGCTCCCCCCTTGCCTTTAAACGCGCCTGACGGCTCCCGTTAAGGTCTTTGGTCAAAGATTCAATTCTCTTCTCACATTGATTCAACTCCTCGCTGGTGGCCTTTATAAGCTCAGTAAGACGCATTGTTAAATCTCGCTCATTATCAGTGTCGTTGAGCATTGTATTCAATTTATCAATTCTTTGTTGAATATGTTTCTGTCTAACGTAGTTTGTGCAGACCGTAATATACAAATTTAACTCATCATTAGTTAGATCTGGCTTATCCCAAACTGTTCTTACAAATTCACTCTCAAATAAATCTCGATCTGCTATTGTCGAGTATTGATTAATAAAATGTACGAACCTAGGGCTTTTGAGATAAAAAAGCAACTTTTCGCACATTCTTTTCTGCTTGGTCTGGATGGTTATTTCATCAAAATTTTGTCCAGCCCACTCATTTACTTTTTTTATTGATTTAGATAGGGATTTGGGAGATAGCCATTTATCACTAGTCAACATTTCATTATCATCAACAATTTCTGGCCTATATCGGCGTAAATATTCCATTACTGTCCTATGTTGTTGACTTAGGGGTTGAATTCCTCTATCCTTAAATGTCAAACGGGTTACTTCAAGGGCGTTCATGCCTCTTTCAACATTGTTACCCATCAAAAACTGTTTCTGCTCACCTGTTAAGTCAACTTCTTCCGCTTTCGGCGCAAGAGAGGTTGTAAAATCCAAGCTTTTGGTAATTAAAAACTTCCTCACACATCTCCCCTCCTTTGAACGACCGTCCAAAGAGTCATTATTAAATACAATTTGAGTAATATGCTTTAAATCGGGGTTCTTTGCAAACTCAACCTCGATTTTTTGTTTTTGTTCCTCTGTTAACTCAATATCATTCATAAAATATCGTTATCCTTCATAATTCTAACCGCAATTTGATAAAATTTCTTTTTTAAATTTGCTATTTGTTTATATCTGGGTTTTTTCCTCTTCACCGAATCAGCTTTAAACCCAAATTTCTCTGCTACTTCATTTTCATCTCTATTCTCAACATAAAGAAGATAATAAATCTTTTTATGCTTCTCATTCAATTCTCCCATGACTAATTTGTGAAGTCGCTTAGATGAATCTTTATAATCAAGGTGATCTTTTAATGTAGTCGTCCCTGTAAATAACCCCTCCTCTAAAGCCAATGGAAGTTTAATATTATAGGCTTTTTCTTTTTTATTCTTCCACTTAGCAAAATCAGGGCAACTAATATCTTGCCCCTTACTCTTTGTTAAAGCACAACTATCTGACCCCATATTATGAGGACATCTTAAACAAGGCTTGGCAAAACTTGAATAATTATTCCTAATCAAATTCTTAATCTGATTGGAGATAATCATGGAAGCCCAAGGCTTAAAGGGTCGCTCTTGATCCCAAAGATGCCACTTCTTAAAAATATGTAATCGGATTATTTGACATACATCATCGTAATCCATCCACGCTATGGCACTCAATTGCCACTTCGGTCGATATTTTTTTAAAAGGTCTTCTAAATCAGGGCTTTGACTTTCAAAATCATTCTCCATCTATATCCCTCATACGTGAGGACGAACAATCTCTAATAGTCTTATCCAAAAGCTCTTGCCCGTCAGGATCTCTCGATTCAGGACGGGAAAAATTTTCCTGAGGGCCATTCGCCTCCGAAGAAGTGACAGAACCCCAAATATCCTCAATTTTTGTTTTTTGTTTGTCATTCTCGACAACAATATCTCTTTTTAACTTGCTTAAATTAATATCAAGATCAGAAACCTCTTCTACTTCTTCCCTTTTGGCTGCAGAAGAAATAGAACCCAGACTATGACCGCAACTAGAGCAGAATTTAGGCTTAGCGATCTCATATAAGATCTTAAAACCACAGGATACACAGAAAATCTTATTCATGGCTAATTTTATTGTTTTATTTCACTTTTTTCAATTTTATCTACTAAATAGCTTATGATTTTATCTCTCATAACGTCTTCCTTACCAAATTTTAAATGATGAATTCCGAAAGACTGGCTTTCTTCATCATCAAATATATTACAAAACTTATTAAAACCAGAAGACCTAATATCACTTTGCATTGTATCTCCACATAAGAACAATGTAGTGTTAGTTGAAATGCGGGTTATGATAGTTGTAAGTTCTCTTGTTGTCATATTTTGTGCCTCATCCACTATAACCATCTTGTTTTTCCATGTAGCGCCTCTCAAAAAGTTAATCGGGGCCGCTTCCAACACTTTCCTGTCTTGTATTTGTTTTTTTTCTGGACCATTTAATAATTCATCCAATTTATCTTCTAACGGACCCAAATACGGATTGAACTTCTCATCCATGCTTCCTTTCAGAAAACCCATCCCCTTATCCGCACTCTCAGCCAAACTCCTCAAATATAATATATTAAGCAACTTGTCCTCATTGTATTTATATAACGCCGTATATACAGATAAAAATGTCTTCGCAGTCCCCGCTGGCCCACTAATAAATACAACCCTTGTTTCAGGGTCACGCATTATCTTGTGGAATTTACTTTGTTTCTCTGTCAATTCTATATGACCCAACAATAATGAGTTTTTATTTCCAAACGTCATTTGTGTTATTTGTTACACGCATTAACTCTCAATTGGCCGCTTGTTTATAGAATACACCACCCCCCCGCCGAAATCCAGTCAAGTTAAAAGTTCAAAATTCTCAAAAAACCCTCCCCCCTCTGCGGCTAAAAAAAATGAATTTTTATACAGAAAAAGCTTTTAAAAAATCTTATCTCAGTATATAATTCCCCCATGAAAGAGATCACCTCAATCACCACAAAGTCAGTCCAAGATCTTACTTTTGATGTTATCGCTGAACAAATTGAAACTAGCTATATGTCTGAGGAGTTCACTTGGCATTGCGAGTTTATATATAAAGGTAAATGCTATGAAGGTATCATCGCAGCTTGTGCAGTTGACCCAAAGGAAAACCACGCCGATGAGATCACCGACATCAAAGAGAGAGCGTTCACCTATGGCGAAGTCAAGGACTCCATAGAGTTTGGGGAAGTAGTTGAGCAGGATGGCTGCTGGGCTACTCACTTAGTGGCTTTCACCCATGAGGGCAAGGAATACACTGGCGGTATACAGTCAGACCCATACTTGAATGGGACTATCCACGATGACGAGGTTATAGAATACCCTGAAATAAATTCAAAATAATAGCAGAAAAAGCTTTTTTAAATCAATTTATAATGTATAATACCCACATGACAGCAAACAACACAGGACGCACTTACCACGAAAGAGTTTTAGATGCTCGCGAGTCACTTGCCAAGGACACAATGAAGCGCGAAGTAGAGCGCGAGGCCAACCCTATCGACTGGAAAG